GGGGTCGCAGATCCGCAGCGTAAGAAAATTTTTTGGCTCCGCTATGAGCCTCTGTCGAAAATAGTAGTCCAGGGAATCTGCGGCGTACACGCACTTTCTGGGTCGCTTAAGGCCCCCCCCCATGAAACGATCCCAGGATCTCAGACACGGAGTAATCGCGGAAATTTGTAGCGCGAAGATCGCCGCAGGAGATCAGGCTTCAAGTAACACTGAGGATTTGGTCGGAGAAGATAGCTTACCGGGTTTTGTTACAGAATAGTCAGTAAATAAGAGGCTCAGTAACAAAATGTTACACACGCAAAAATACGCGAAAATTTTCTAGCTTAAGTTGCAAAATTGTGGTTGTAACAAAATGTTACTGATTACGAAATATTGTGATTTTGGTCTGATTTTCAGAAAATGGACTTTTGTCACCACTTTTGTCACACTTTTGTCACAAAAATTCGATTTCCGAACACCGCAGTTTTGCTGGGGTTGAGACCTTTTGTCACTTTTGTCACTTTTGTCACAGGGGTATAGAAAAATGTCTTCCAAGCGGACTATAGACCCGTTTTTTAATACTACTACTTATAGTAGAATCTCTATAGACGTTTTTTCTTGGTGAGTCAGATTTTTTTTTATTTATAGCTGTGACAAAAGTGACAAAAGTGACAAAAGGTCTCAACCCCGCAGTTTGCTTGATGTCTGAAAGACGAAATTTTGTGACAAAAGTGGTGACAAAAGTTGTGCCAAAAGTCGAGGGTAAAATTCGACCCTTCGAGTAACAGATCAGTAACAAAGAAATTTTGTGCGTCGAAAATTTTATTTTCTCGACCCTTCGAGTAACAGATCAGTAACAAAGAAATTTTGTGCGTCGAAAATTTTATTTTCTCGGCCGATGCGGGACGAAGTTCCAGATCACCCGGTGGGTCCTGTATTTTATAGTTGACAGAACCCTTAAGATCCTTTAGGTTTAAGAGGATGGTCGATTACGCGGGCACCTTCTTCCTTCCCCCTCATTTCGTAGAGCTGCCAGTATCGGCCATCACCTAAGCTTGCGATATAATGTTTGACATTTTTTCGAAAAGTGATAATACTATCTGGAGGGAAGGGGATTTATGAGCAATGAGGACTTATCGAACATACTGTTTTTCCATTTACCAAAGCACCGATGCTTGAAATCAAAATGGAATATCGATGTAGCTAAAATCAGCGCGGATCTTGAGATATCGCCACACACATTCCATAATTGGTTAAGGAGAGGTAGATTACCCGCAGCGAAAGTCGATGCGATCATCGATCTGCCGGGTTCCCGGTTGACCAGAGAAACCTTAATGCCCTTTTACGCTAGATAAGGCGAGGGTGCATGGATCTCAAATTAGCGTTCAATATATCGCATCTTGGTCGGGTCAGAAACCGAACGATCTCTTACGATAAATTGAAAGAATATCTAAAAAATCCGACAGTCAGTCCAGAAACTATCGAAGAGTTTCTGGCCTTTCCTGCTGACCAACAGGCGGAGATGAAGAAGAAGTCGGGGTTCTTTCTTGGCGGAACGTCTATCGACGGTCGCCGCAGGAGTTCTTCGATCGATCAGCGCAGCGTGGTAGCCTTGGACGTCGACACATGCACCCCGGAGCAGCTCAAAAGAATCAGACGGGGCTATGGGCCGATCGCCGAATATGACTGGGTCATGCACTCCACGAGAAAGCACACTCCTCAGAAACCCAGGGTGCGAATCATCGTGCCGTTGCGGGAATCGGTAACTGCTGAAGAATACGAGGCGGTCGCCCGGATCATCGCCGCGAAATTGCTTCCCGACCCCACGGAATCCATCGACATAGTAGACCCATGCTGTTTCCGTGTAGCTCAGATGATGTACCTACCAACCGTGTGCAGCAACGGTGAGTTCGTGTACCAGGAGAACGTGGGTTCGGTCATTTCGGGAAAAAGACATCTGAGTTTTCACGTTGGCGATTGGAGAAAGGGAGAAAATCTCCCTGTAAGCCAGAAGCACCAACAAGGCCCGGTTCACCCAGGGATGTCCCGAGTTAAGCTCGGAGACCCGACCCAAAAGAGCGGGCTGATCGGCGCATTTTGTCGTACCTATGACGTGCTTGAAGCGATCGAGCGCTATCTTCCAGATTGTTATGCTGTGAGTTCCTATGACGGTGGCGGCACTCGTCTGACGTATCTTAAGGGCACATCGACAGATGGTGCATGTGTGTACGACAACGATCAGTACCTCTACAGTCATCACCATACCGATCCATGCGCCGGGAAATGTGTCAACGCCTTTGATCTCGTGCGCATTCATCTTTTTGGGGAACTGGACGCGGGAATCTTGAGCGATCATCTTCCGGATCTCCCATCTTTTGCCGAAATGAAACTGCTGTGTCGCGAAGACCCGGAGGTGGCGGCGGAATTGGAGTTGGCGAATTTTGAAGCAATCTCGGAGGACTTTTCGGATTTCGATAACGCGGACGACTCCGAGGAAGAACACACAGTCGAGGAAAATGCCGAAGAAGAAACGGCGGAGGTCGAAGTCTCGGCACCGACTCCTGTCAAGATGCCGAGTTTCCCTATTGACATTTTCGGTCCGCTCTGGAAAAGCGAATTAGAGAATTTCCAAAAAGGCAGCGGCGCACCGATTGATTACAGCGCAGGATCGTTACTGGCGATCGCTGGATCTCTGATCGCGAACGCCCGCCGAGTTAGCCCTCAGAAAAAATGGAAAGAGCCGCCGATCTTGTGGATGATGCTGATCGGGAACCCGTCTGCCCGCAAATCGCCGTCGCTCTTCAATGTGCTCGAGCCTTTGGAAAAAATAGAAAAAGTCTGGTATAATGACTGGGTCAAGCAAAATAGCGCATGGGAAGAAGCAAAGGAGAAAGCCAAGATCATCAAGAAGAATTTCACGGGTGATGTTGCAAATTTACCGAAAGAAGCGATGATCCCGCCTAAGCCGACAGTTCGCCGCACCATCGTCATGGACGCGACCAGCGAAGCTCTCACTCGACTATCATTGGATAACCCTCGCGGTCTTCTGAACGTGCGAGACGAAATTGCTGGTTGGTACAGTGGCATGGACCGCTACCAGAATAAATCCGGTGGCGATCGCAGCATGTGGATTGAAGCTTATGGTGGCCGCAGCTACTTGGCGGACCGCGTGAAGGACGAAGGGAAAGGCCTTCGGGTTCGGCATCTCTCTATCGGCTTATTGGGATGTATCCAGCCTGACCGTTTGAAGGAAATTACACGCTCATGCAATGACGGTTTGGCCGCACGTATTATTCCGATATGGCCGGAGAATGTGGACTGCGATCCTGCCGACGAAAGTGAGATACAGGACTCGCGATTGACGGAAATGGCTTTCGAGCGACTCAGTTCTCTATGCTGCGACGAAAACGGCGATCCGATCGCCATGCCGCTTTCCGCTGCCGCACGTCAGATATTCGTCCCGTATTCGAGAGAACTCTCCCGTCGAAACCGGGCAGCAGAAGAAGCGGCAGAGGAGATAAGCCCGCTGCATGGCGCCTACGGAAAAGCGTCAGGACACATCCTGAGGGTAGCGAACATCTTGCAGCATTTGTGGTGGGCTATAGACATTTTCGGCGACGGTCCACCACCGCAGGAGTTGAGTGCTGAGGCTTTGAACGCGGCAATCCAGTTTCGAGAAGAGTATTTGATGCCCATGCAGCGTCGCGTTTTTGCAGACGCCGAGACCAGCGTAATCCAAGAGGAAGCTATAGCGGTGGCCTTATACTTGAATAAAATTCAGGATGCGGTGATTAACGTGCGTGACCTCCGCAGAGAGACTATCTTGAGAAGATTTCCTAAGCGCAAAGCGGACGAAGTTTTGGAATATTGCCAGGATCAGGGGATGCTCGAGATCAAGGTGACTCGTACCCGCGGACGCCCTAAGCAGGATGTCCACATTAACAAAAAAGGCGTTATACAGTTCATAAATAGAAATAAATGAGCTGGCCCTATTGACAAAGTCATTTTGTCGTGATAGATTGAAAAACTAACTGTCGAGGAGGAAGACAATATGAAACACGAAGATTTATTAAATAAAATTGTGGCCGAAGCTTCAGCAGAGCGTGAAGCTCTTTTAGCCTTCAGTGAGGGCTTTACCGCCTTTGCTCGAGGATACGAAGCACGCAATAAGGCTATCTTAGTTCTGGTCGAAACGATCGCCGCGAACAACAGCACTGCGGGTGTTGTGTCAGGACATGTTTCGGTGAAGGAAGAAGATAAGGCGTACCTCATTAAAGATAGCACTAAATACCCGACTGAACCGAAGCAAGAAGAGGCTATCCCAGAAGAGCTGGCTGAAGAAAAGGCCCCAGCAGCTAAAAAAGCGGCGACCAAGAAAGCAGATAAGCTACCTACAAAATCCGAGATCGCTAGATCGGTTTCTTCGGTGTTTGTAAACCTCACCAAAGAGCAAAACATTGAAGCGACCAAGCAAATGGACGCACTATTCGATAAATTTGGCATGACCACCGCGGACGACATCTTTGGTAAACCTGAGTCGGTAGAATTCCTTTCGGAGTTAGAAGACCTACGTCAGGGGATCGCGGAAATGGAAGTAGCGGCTCCCGAGAAGTCAGAATCTAAGGAAGATATGACGGAATCTGAGTTTATCGCATCCGTTGAATCATTCGCCAAATCTCAAGATCCCAAGAAGCGCGAAGCGTTATTGAAGGCAAAAGAGCGTTTTGGTGTTGCCAAAGCCAAGGAGATCTTACCTGGAGGATATAGAGAATTTGTCGACTTTATGATCGATCAACAAGAGGACTCGAATGACGAATTCTGAGCACGCTAAGTACGCCCCCTCTTCCTCGGAGAGGTGGCTGAAGTGTCCAGGAAGTATCGGGTTAAGCGAAAAAATAGAGAACGAAGATAGTGACGAATCTACGGAGGGATCTTATCTTCACAGTAAAGCAGAAATTTGTGCTCGATACGGATTGGACCCTTTTTCCCTTGTAGGAGAGGAAGCACCTCTAGCTAGTAAAACGCATGTTTTTTCGTATGAGAACGCGCTTTGGCTGGATATAGGACTCAGTTGGCTAGAAGATCTTAAGGACGATTCTGAAATTCGTTACGAAGAAAAAATCAATACGTTCCTAGATCAATTCGGCTCACCCGATATCGTCATCTATCGCTACAGCACGAAGCACTTAGTGGTCTTTGACTGGAAATTCGGATATTATGGTGTTCGGGCTAAGGACAATACCCAGTTGGGTTTGTACGCGGTGGGTCACTTGAACAGGCTAAAGCAGGAAGGGTTGGACGTCGAGAAAGTAACCTTGGCCATTTGCCAACCGAAAATCGACCACAATGTCGAAGAAGAAACCTACGAAGATCTGGATTTTTTTTCGGAATTGGAAGGAAAAGCCGAAAAAGTCTACGGATCCGAAGAGATAAAAGCCGGGGCCGAGCAATGCATGTTTTGCCCAGCTAAGTTCATTTGCCCGGACTACCGGGATCACGTAATGGAGCTGATTGATTTTATGGTAGAGAATTTTGGCAAATACAAAAACCTAAGTAATGAAGATTTAGAAAAAACATTGGTGAACAAAAAATTAATTACTGATTTTTTGAAAAACGCCGAAGAAGAAGCTTTACACCGATTAGAATCTGGTGTAAGCTTTGAGGAGATCGATTTAGTTGTTGGTAAAAAACCGGCAGCGGAATGGACTAAAGACGAGGGGGAGATCGTCTCATATTTCACTGAACACACCACGCTTCGCGAAAATGAGCTGTATAACTCCACTCTAAAAACACCGGCACAGGTTCTTGATCTTCTAGGGTCTAAGAACCCAGACAAAGTACGTCTTGTGGCCGAAAATTCTAAGAGAGGAAATCCCCCGAAAAAGGTGATTCCTCGCTTTGGGAAGGGGACCAGAGTAGCGCCTGTCTCTGATATGTTTAACGATTTTTAAGGAGTAGTAACATGACTGATACAACCGAAATAGGTAAAGTAAAATTAACCAAAGTGCGCTTGAGCTACCCAGCGTTATTTAAGCCGAAACCGGGTATCGACGATCCAAGCAAGAAAAAATACATGGCGTCTTTCATTTTCGATAAGACAGATGAAAAGAACAAAAAAGCAATAGAGAAGGCCTACGAAGAAGTTTGTAAAGCGGCATTCAACGGTAAGGTTCCAAACTTCAAGGGCGATAGCTATCCGATTAGGGATGGAGACGAGACCACAAAGCAGGGAGAAGATCGCGGTCCAGAGTACGCCGGAAAGTTTTACGTGACGGCCAAAAACGACCGTCGCCCGGTTTTGAAAGACGGCCAAAAGAACACCTTGCATGAAGACGACGGCACGCTCTACGGTGGGTGCTATGTGAATGCCATAATTCGGCTCTACGCTGTGGATAACAGCGAGAAGAAAATTAAGGGCGTTTTCGCGTCGCTGGAAGGCGTTATGTACGCAGCGAAGGGCGAGGCGTTTGGTGCTTCAGCAGTCTCCGACTCCGAGTTCGACGACTTCGAGGATGCGGAAGAGGAAGAATCGGAGTTTTAATGGTAAAAGTCGCCAACATCGATTTTGAGACGTTTTCCGAGGTGGACCTGACGAAAGTTGGGTCCCATCGGTACGCTATGCATCCGAGCACCGAAGTATTGATGTGCGCATGGTGTGAAGATAACGGCGACATACAACAATGGGTACCGGCAGAGGGCCAGCAAATGCCTGACAGGCTTAGAGCTCTACTTTTGGATCCTACTGTCTTAAAACGCGCCCACAACGCCGCGTTCGAACTTGCTATATGTGCGTACACGTTAAAATTACCCGTAGACCCTGCCCAGTGGCGGTGTACTATGGCGCTAGGCCTTTCCCTTGCGTTGCCAGGGAAATTGGAGAAATTAGGAGAAGCAGTAGCTTTAGCTCAGGACAAAAAGAAAGATGGCCGCGGCAAGCTGTTGATTCGAAAATTCTGTATGCCTCGTAAACCCACAAAGACTAAGCCGCATACTAGGGCGAACAAGTTTACCGATCACCAAGATTGGGAGGATTTCAAATTTTATAACAGGCAAGATATTGTTGCCGAAGTGGCCATCCTATCTCGTATTAAGAAATGGGACTTAAGCGACGAAGAACAGGCTATCTGGGTTCTGGATCAGAAGATCAACAACCGGGGGATACCATTCAATCGCGCTGCCATTATGAACGCTATAAAAATAGCTGACGCGCACCAGAAGGAGGCGACTCCGTATTTCAAAGAAGTGACAGGTCTCGATAACCCGAATAGCACGCAACAACTCCTTCCGTGGCTACGCGCTCACGGCTACCCATACGAGGACTTGAAAAAAGGGCACATAGATCAAGAGCTTGAAAGAGTTTCTAAATTAGTGGGTATTGACGACACAGACCCATATTACGAGGCTTTAGTTTGTCGTAGTGAGCTTTCTGGCGCGGCGGTAAAGAAGTATTACGCAGTTGCGCAAAGACTATGCGAAGACGATACCTTAAAGGGTTGCTTCCAATACGCGGGTGCGTCTAGGACTTCCCGGTGGGGCGGGAGAGGTTTTCAGCCGCAAAATTTGATGAGGGCGCCTCCTCATCTGGAGAAGCGTCAGCACGAGATGGCTAAGGATCTTGCCGTCTTAGATCTTCCCCAGGTGCGAGAAAAATACGGCAATCCCTTGATGTACTTGGGAGCATCGGTTAGAACCGTGGTTCAGGCACCGCAAGGTTTTCTTTTGGCTGACGCAGATTTATCGGCGATCGAGAATCGGGTACTTGGCTGGGTGTGCGAGGACGAGAAAATTCTCTCAGTATTTGAGAAAGGACGCGATCCATATCTGGATTTCGCTCAATATTTGTTCGGACAAGATTACGAGATTCTTTACGCAGAATACAAAGAAGGCAAGAAACAAAAGCGCACTATCGCAAAACCGGCCGTACTCGGCGCTGGATATGCGCTGGGTGTCGGAGAAATCAAAGAGAACCCCAGAACAGGGGAGATAGAAGCGACCGGGCTATTGGGTTACGCTCGAAATATGGGCATCAACATGACACCAGAAGAGTCTGCTCACTCAATAGAAGTATTTCGCACAGTCTATAGCGGTGTTACCGATTTCTGGAAAGTGATAGAACGTGCTGCAAAGACTTGCGTGCGCACAGGAAAGGAGACGCACGCAGGGATGCTTGTTTTCAAAATGGAAGGACCCTTCCTTCGCATGTATCTGCCATCGGGACGGGCCATCTCGTACTGCCGCCCTCGCCTGGCCCAGAGACGAACTCCTTGGGGGGAGATGCGGGAATCTATTACCTATCAACAGCCGGGCTTAGGAGGAGGGATGCAAACCACAGACACATACTACGGCAAGTTGGTAGAGAACGCGGTGCAAGCGATCGCCCGCGATATTTTGGCTAACGGCTTACTTCTGGCGGAAAAAGCTGGACTGGATGTATTCATGCATGTGCACGATCAGATCACCTGTCTGGTGCCGGAAAATCAAGCAGAAGAGCATTTAGCTACTCTGATAGAGTGTATGGAGACGGTTCCTGCATGGGCGACTGGGTTGCCTTTAGCAGCAGAAGGCCACACAACCTGGTGTTTCATAAAGGATTGATATGACTTATATAGAGTTTTTAGCGTATATAGCTTCGGGGGACTACAGAGTTTGTGGATTGCTTTGGCAAGAAACACGAGAGTATTTTTTGGAGCACTCAGATAAATATTTAATACAAGCTAAAAGTAAAGACGCGCAATCTATGCTCCGCGAAATGGAGTTCACAAACGCGGAAACATACGAAAGAGCGCATCAAGTTGTTTTACGTTTGGAGAGCGAGATATGATCGATTATATAGAAGCCGACATCGAAGGGTATGCCGTAAAAAAAGCAGCTAAGTTGGGGTGGTTTACTCGGAAACTTTCTTGGATTGGATGTGACGGCGCCCCCGATAGGTTGTTTGCGCACGACGGGCAGATAGTGTTTATCGAGTTCAAGTCCCCAACAGGCGAACTCAGTGATTCGCAAATGTGGGAACACCGCGAGTTGGCAAAGCAAGGTGTAGTCGTTCACGTCATAGATAGTATAGAGGGTGTAGATGCGCTCATTAAGTGAACTTCGATCTGCTCAGAATTTCTTAATTGATTACGCTCTGGAAAGACCCTACTGTCTTTGGGGCGCGGACATGGGTTTTGGAAAAACTGCCGCTGGATGGACTACGGCAAAAATTTGGCTGGATTGTAAAATGGCTAAAAAAGTGTTGATAGTGGCGCCTATTCGAGTCGCGAAGGATACTTGGCCCGACGAAAAAAAAGAATGGGAGCATCTCATAGGTTTGGAGCATTCTCTAATTCTCGGAGAAATGGATCTGATTTCTCGTGGTAACGCGGCGCTTTCACCTGCCCCCATCCATATTACCAATCGAGAGAATTTGGTATGGCTGTGGGAATTTTTCCAGAACGGAAAAACGTGGCCCTACGATGCTTTAATATACGACGAAGCGTCGCGGTTAAAATCCTGGAAGCAGCGATCTGCGGTGACAAGAAAACAGGGAAAAACCTCTGGCGGCAGAATGAATGGTTACGGAATCTTAGTAAAAGCCCGAAAGAAATATCTGAAAAGGGTTGTTGAATTATCGGGCACTCCCTCTCCGAACGGAATACAAGACATAGGGGGTCTTGTTTATTTATTAGATCTGGGGGAGCGCTTGGGTAATAGCCGAAGTGCGTTTATGCAGCGCTGGTTCGATACTTGCCCATACACCAGAAAAATCACTCCTAAGTCTTTTGCTGTCCAGCAAATAACCGATAGAATTAAAGATATTTGTGTGACGCTTAAAACAGAGGATTATGTCGAGTTACCGCAACAAGTAGATATTCCTTATTACGTTCATATGAATAAAAAGACTCAAAGCAAATACGATACACTACTGAAAACTCGTGTGCTTTGGGAGGAAGAGATCCGGGCAAAATCTGCGGGAGTTCTTGCTCAGAAACTTTTACAATTATGCAACGGTTCTATCTATCGAAATGATGATTTTGGAGTCAGATTAGAGACAATAGAAATTCATGATCTTAAAGCAGACGCGCTAAAAGAAATAATCGAGTCGGCCGACGGGAAGCCTATTTTAGTGGCCTACTCATATGAATTTGACAAAGATCGCATAAAAGATAAATTTCCTCAAGCTTGTATTTTTGAGGATACCGAAGACGCCGTGGCGAATTGGAACGCCGGGAAAATTCCACTACTGATTGCACACCCCGCCAGTATAGGCCACGGTCTAAACTTACAGAAAGGCTCAAATATATGCGTCTGGTATGGTCTTACTTGGAGTCTCGAGCTTTATCAGCAATTCAATCGTCGCCTGGTTCGCCCAGGTCAGACAGAAGAGAAAGTCATTATTTACCACATATTAACCGCTGGCACATACGACGAAAGAGTTTATGCGGCCCTGATCAGCAAAGCAGCAAATCAGGACGAGATTTTAACGATCCTACAAGCAGATAAAACACTGGTGGATAGCTATTAAAAGGTGTAGAATACAGATATGGGAGAATACAGATATGGGAGAATTCGACGATACGGTTGACGAGTTTGGAGAATCCGATGGGCCGGAGGATAGCCGTAGCCCTGTCTACGATCCCAGAGTCTCCAATGGCGTGACAGCGAACTGGCTTGGCCAAATGTTCCAGATGGACCCCAGAACCGTAAGGAAGAAATTAGCAAAGATCTCTCCTATAGGACGCGGCAAAGGGGGCTCAGATCTTTGGAATTTCAGAAAAGCATGTCAATACCTTGTCGACCCAGAAATAGATCTCAACGAATATTTGCAGACTATTCGTCCGGAACAACTACCCAATAAAATAAATCGTGACTACTGGGATGCCAAACTCAAAGAAATGAAGTTTAGGGAGGAGGCTGGACAGCTTTGGCGAACGGAGTTGGTACTTGAGGTTTTTGCCGAGACGCTAAAGCACATGAGAGGGTGCATGAACTTGTGGATCGACACAATAGAAAAAAATGCCACGACTACTTCTGAGCAAAAGAAAGTCATCAAAGATTTAGTGGACTCTCTGCAAAACGATATGCATGGTATGTTACTGGAAAGAGGGAAAACAGGAACGTCAAAGTCGTATTTGGAGGAGCAGTACGATGAATAATTCTTTGGAAGCCCTGTTAGTGGATACCGCGGAAATGATCCGGCCCGCGGAAAGACTGAACGTCTGGCAAGCCGCAGAGAAATATATCTGGATTTCGAACCCCGGCTCTTACGTTGGACCTTGGAAATCGGAAAAAACCCCATATATGCGTGAACCTTTAGAGACGCTGACTTCGGACGAATACACGGAAATGATATTCGTTGGGTCCGCACAGATGGGTAAAACGGATATGTTTGCGGACTGGATGACTCACACCGCGAAATGCGATCCTGCGGATATGATTCTCTACCACACGTCACAGCAATCCGCCCGATATTACAGTGGTGATACGATGGAGAAACTGTTCCGCCACAGTAAAGACATCCGCAGCGCGTTAGCGCCTGGCGCTAAGGCGCACACTACTACAACTACGAGATTTAGATCAGGAATGAAAGTTCGCTACTCGTGGCCGTCTATTACGGAAATGTCGTCTAAGACGGTCCCAAAGGTTTTTTTGACTGACTACGATCGAATGCCTGAAGACGTTGACGGCGAAGGCGCACCTCACGCATTGGGGGTAGCGAGGACGACCGTTTTTGGTAGTCGGGCAATGTGCGTTTCAGAATCCACGCCCGGTCGAGATGTTTTGGATCCGAATTACGTCCCGAAAACGAAACATGAAGCCCCGCACGTCGGGGGTATCTTATCGCTATATAATAAGGGCGATCGGAGAAGATTCTACTGGCAGTGCTTCGGGTGTCGAGAGTGGTTTGAGCCGGATAGATCTCTATTAAGATGGGACGAAGATCAGGGTATGGGTAAAGCTCTCGATTCAGTACATATGGAGTGCCCCCACTGTGGCCAAAAAATCTACCATGATGGGAACCCCGATAAAAACATCCCGGGGAAAGCCCAAATGAACTTAAATGGCAGATGGGTAAAAGACGGGCAATGGCTAGATCGCGAAGGGAAACTCCACGGAGAGCCGGTAAAAAGCACTGTCGCTTCTTTCTGGTTGAAAGGGGTTGCCGCAGGAATGAGTAACTGGAGGGGTTTACTGGAAGATCTCTTAAATGCAGAAGACGAATTCGAACGAACTGGAAAACAAGAGAATTTGAAAGTATGCATAAATACGAAGTTTGGCGAACCATACGTCCCTAGAGGTCTTGGAACTGAAAGGCTTCCAGAACTACTGAAAGCTCGTGCCCGTGAATACGGCCATAAAGTCGTACCGAAAGGCGTGCGTTTCTTGATTGCTAATATTGACGTTCAAAAAAACATGTTTAAGGTACAAGTACACGGTTTTGGAGTGGGCGGCGACATCTGGGTGGTCGATAGATTCGATGTGAAAAAATCGGAAAGAAAAGATACCGAAGGCGATGTTCTGTGGGTAAAACCTGGTTCGTATGTGGAGGATTGGAAATTATTAATTTCGCAAGTTATGGAGAGAGCGTATCCACTTCACGGCGAAGACGATATGTATATGCAAATTAAGATGATTTCTTGCGATTCTGCCGGTGAAGAGGGCGTAACGGCGAAAGCGTATGAATTCTACAAATACCTAAAATACGATCATGAGGAAAATCCCGGGCTGTACCGGAGATTCATCCTGACTAAAGGATCTACATCGAAAGTCGCACCCCGCCAGAAAATTGTCTATCCGGAATCCACAAGGAAAGGTTCCAAGGCTAACGCGAACGGCGAAGTTCCTGTTATGATGTTAAATACTCATGAGCTGAAGTGTCAATTAAATTCTATGCTTGATCGTACAGATCCTTTTGGTGGCCGGATAAATTTTCCGAAATGGCTCCCAGATTGGTTTTACGAGGAGCTATGCGCCGAGAGACTAACACCTAAAGGCTGGAAAAAAATTGGAAAAAATCGAAACGAGGCTTGGGATCTATTGGTGTACGCCATCGCGGTAGCCATCAATAAGAGTTTTGTCGGTATAGAGGACATTGACTGGGATGATCCCCCGGGATGGGCTGAGATTTGGGAAGAAAACGATTTGGTTTTCTCTGGGGGAAATAAAAGGTTTGATAATCCAGTAAAAACAAGTTATAATTTAGGGGACTTAGCAAAGGTATTAACATGACGTGCACGCCATTATTCACCAAAGAAGAACTCGAACTTATGCTTCGCCAAGCGAAAATGGCGCTACATAATCTAATGATGGGGAAGCAAGCAGTTGAGGTAAGAGATCAAAACGGAGAGTCTGTTAAGTACACTAGGTCGACAAAGAAAGATCTGGAAGATTACATACAGTATTTAGAGAACCAAATCGGGTGTAGAAATGTTCTTCGCCCAATAGAATTCTTTCTTTAGGGGGATCGAATGGTAGAAACACAAGTAGGAATGGGGGTCCCATTTGAAGGGGCTGAAGTCTTTAATAGGCAGTTAGCTAGTTGGAACCCTCCGCAAAGATCCGCAGATGCCGATTTACTCCCACATAAATATGTCATTGACGCAAGAACTCTGGATTCAGCGCGAAATGATTCGTACATCGACGGCGCAATAGATTTTCACAAAGATAACATAATTGGAACGTCGTATAATCTAGTCGCCAAACCGAACTATAAGGTTTTGGGCAGAACGGAAGAATGGGCAGAAGCTTTTGCTGAAGAAGTTGAAAGTAAATTTCAGCTATGGGCGGAATCCCGTCGTAATTGGGTTGACGCTTCGGGTCATAATAACTTCAGTAAACTTCTGAGATTAGCGATCGCGCAATATTTGATTCATGGGGAAATTATAGCGACTGTAGAATATAAAAGACGAGGTTTATCCCGACCATATGGCACGTGTATTCAAATGATCGACCCAGCGCGTCTGTCTAATCCCCCGGGCATGATCGTCAACAAATATGCAGTCGGCGGCATAGAAAAAAACAAATACGGAGAAGCTGTAGCATATCACATACGTCGAGATCACCCAGCCGAAATTGGATCGACACAGAGAAATGCTCTGGATTACACCAGGATTCCAGCCAAGAAAGAGTGGGGCCGCCCAATGGTTCTACACGTATTTGAGCAAGAGCGAGTCGATCAGTCTCGCGGCGTGACAAACATGGTCAGTATCTTAAAGGAATTAAACGTTACTAAAAAATTCCGCGAAATAGTTTTACAGAATGCTGTCGTGCAAGCCACTTATGCGGCGGTCGTGGAGACAGAAGTACCTGTGGGGGAAGAAATATACACCGCTTTGGGCGCTGGCAAGAAATCTAAAGCTTCAGAGAATTCATATTCAGAGGTATCCAATCAGATATATGGAAGTTACCTTGCGGGGGTGGCTGAATGGGTTAAAGCAAATCCAAACGCTCATCGTATTAACGGGACTCAAGTCCCTGTGATGTTTCCGGGCACCAAGCTTAAGATGCTGTCTCCTACGCAAGGGGGACCATTGGGTACGCAGTTCGAGGCGTCGCTACTAAGATATATCGCCGCGTCTCTGGGTATTTCCTACGAGCAGTTATCCAAGGACTATTCCAATACTAATTACTCTTCTGCTCGGGCGTCCATGAACGAGACTTGGAAATCATTGCAAGCGAAAAAAGCTTTCATAGTTGACTACCTGGCTTCGGAAATATACGCGCTCTGGTTGGAAGAGGCTATCCAGTCAAATCAGATAGAAACTTTACCTGCGAGTGAAATGTCTCTTTCAGACTTTTATTCAGGGCTAACTCGCGAAGCTTTGACGGCCGGATGGTTCATCGGCGCGGGTCGGGGCCAAGTAGAAGAATTGAAGGAGACCCAAGCAGCGCAGCTCCGATTATTGTCAGGAGTTTCAACATTGCAGAAAGAATGCCAAGCACTCGGCCTAGATTACCGCGAAGTTATCCGTCAGCAATCAAGAGAACAAAAAATGCGAGAAGCCGCTGGACTGTTGCCAGACGTTCAAGAATCTGATATGATGAATTCTGTAAAAGGAAAAGCAGGACAAGTAGCCGCACCGGAGCCAAAGAAATGAAAAAAAGCAGCGAAATTTTAATTCTCAATGAACAATTTGTTGATCTCTATCAGACCGCTCTTAACCGAGTTAGCTGTCTCGAGATATCATCTCTGTCGGAAACGAGCAGAGATCCAATCTACCAACCATACGAAGTTAAAAACGGAGTCCTAAAAATCCCAGTATCCGGAATGCTTCTGAATCGCATGAATATAACTGTAGATGGCTTATTCACGTCTTACGATTACATAGTCGAGGCGTTCATGGAAGGTATGAACGACCCCAAAGTGAAAGAAGTCGTACTCGACATTAACTCTCCTGGCGGTGTTGTTCAAGGCGCGTTCGAAGCCGTTGCGTTAATGGTATCGAGCAAAACTAAACCAGTGACAGCCCAAACCAAAGGCTACGCTACTAGCGGTGCGTATATGATGGCGTCTGTTGCCGATACGATCGTGGCGCAACCGAGCGCGGTAGTGGGCTCGATAGGGGCTATAGTAATTCATCAAAGTTTCGAGAAAGCATTGGAACAGGAGGGGGTCACTGTTACAGTGATGAAGTCCGGGAAGCGTAAAGCAGAAGGCAATCCCTACGAAGCATTAAGCGACGATACTAAACAAAAAATGCAAGAAGACATAGATAGAATTGGAAAACAGTTCGCACAACTTATTGCTAGTCGTAGGCCTAACATGACAGTAGAAGACGTCATCAATTTAGAAGCAGCGTCATTTACCGGGGAGGAAGGAAAAGAACTTGGCTTAGTAGATAAAATTTCGCTTGTCAACGAACGAATAAACGGATACAATAATAAAAACGTAAATAAGGAGACAACCATGACCGACTCGGCTCAAAAACCCGAAATCGATATTGCAAAAGTACAGAAAGACGCGGCTATCGCTGCTCAAGGCCGTATTCAAGCAATTATAGAATCCTCTGAAGCTGAAGGTCGTGAAGACTTAGCTAAGACAATAGCTTTCACTACAGATCTAACTGCTGAACAGGCAGTTGCTCTTCTAAAGCAAGCACCTAAAGTCGCTGAAAAAGAGAGCTTCGAAAAGTTGATGCTATCTACTAAAAATCCTGACGCGGGCGTTGGGGCAGATGTCCCAGCGGCCGAGAAGAAAGCCGACCACACGATTTGGGGACCAATCTTAAACATTACACCTAGAAAAGGAGAATAAAGATGCCAGATATTAACGTATCAGATGATTTAGATTTAGGCGTAGCTGGCTATGAAACTCAGCGATTTACTCGCGGAGAGGTTCTTGCTTCTGGCCACGGTCAATATAACACTGTCCGCCGAGTAGTATCCGACGCGCTTGTTACTGGACAAAGTGTGAAAGAATTCACAGTAGTTAAGCTGAATAGCGCTATGGAAGTTGACGTTTACACTTTCACTGACTACCAAGCTGGCGTTCAGCCTTTTGGTTTAACAGGGACATCGGTAGACGAGGACTTAACAGGTGCAGGAATTCCCGTAATAACGTCCGGCAAGTTTAATCCGGAACGAGTTCACTACCATGCGTCTTTTGACACATTAGAGAAAAAACTTAATGCATTCAATTATCCTGGATCTAATATCCAGATGGTTGAGTTCATGTATCAAGGTATCGAGTAAGGAGAACAGATATGCCATTCACTAACGGATTACCCGATTTAACTACATTATACGATACCAAGACGCTGATGGGTCTTTTCGAAGATCTCCGTCGTCCCCAGACCTTCTGGCGGACATTAAAAGGGTCAGCGGCTCCTATGATTTTCGACACAGAAAGTATCATTTTCGAGAAAATTTACAAATCTCGAAAAGCAGCTCCATACGTTCGCCCGATGGCTGACGGCGTTCCTAGCTATGATGTTCAAAGTGAAGTTCGCGCATTCAAACCTGCGTTCATTAAATTGAACGATGTGGTTAGCCCTTCTTCATATGTTCGGAAACAACCCGGCCAAATCGCTACCTTAGATAACGGATCTCCCGCAGCTAGAGAAGCTGCGGCTGTCGGTGAGATCCTGCGTCATCAAAGAGACTTGGTGGACAATCGCTTGGAGCAAATGGCTTCAGAAGTCATGTTGAACGGGAGCTTACTGATTCAAGGTCCCGAATATCCTGCACGCCTTTTGGACTTTAATCGCGATCCAAGCTTAGATCTTACCCTGGCACCTGGAAGTCGATGGGGTGAAGCTGGCGTAAACATCTTGCAAGAAATTGCGGATTACGCTCGCACTATGGAAGATATTAAGTTCGGCGGGACTGTTGCTCGTATTATTATGGGTACAAATGCGGCTCGAGTTTTCTTGAGTGACCCTCAAGTGAAAGAGCTCTTGTCTACGGACATTCGTGGAACTACTGGAAACTTCAATATCGGGCCAATGCAACCAAACGATTACTCCATGATTGGACGTATCGCTGCTGGGGAATTTGGATTTGAGATCGAGTTCTGGGTGAATCGTCAGAAGATGATCGTACCGCATCCTAGCATTGTAGGCCTGGAAACAGAAGTTAATCTAATGGATCCCGACACGATTCTTTTAGTGGCAGGTGATTATGAAGTCGTAGAGGCATACGGATTGATCCCTAACGCGGTTTCATTAGGTGTTGGCCCTACAGACATCTTGACTCGTTCATGGTTGTCCGTTGGTTCAAACGTACACAATAACGTGATGACAGAAACGGCACCGATCATGGTACCGATTCACGAAAACAAGACCATGAAGGTCAAAGTTCTTTAACTAAAAAGGGGCTGAAAGGCCCCTAAATTTTCATACAAGGAGAAATGAGATGAAAAAGATAGAAGTGTTAGCGTCTTCGTTAAAATTCACGGCGATTGGGGATATAAAAGCTACGGTATTAATGCGTAACGATCACTTTTCGGCGGATAAGATTAGCGAGGGAAACTTAAAACTTATGTTGAAGCAAAAGCTTGTCAAGTACGTTGACGAAGAGGGTCCTAAAGCTCCAGTTGAAAAGACTAAAAGTGTAAAGGCCTCAAAAGTTAAAGACGAAGAACTTACAGTAACCACTGAAGGGAGCTTAACAGATACAGAGGCCAAAGAAGGTGAATTCTAAATTTGAACTCATGAAGGGGATGAGAGAAGAGGTTCATTCCACCCACAGTTACCCCGTCATTATATATCCAAAAGCCGGTGGATCTCCGATAGAGACTAAGGCTCGAGCATTTTATAAGATGGGGTATCTAGGGGATCAGTTGGGGACTAATTTGAATTATATCCAGATCTCTGATTACGCAGAGTTGGAGTTTGTTTTCTGGCGGGAATTGACACCGCAAATAAATTACGGCGATATAATTACTACACCTTGGCAAAAAACATACGTTTTAGACGCAGAAGAAGTTCAAGATAAGTTCACTTACAAAGTTCTGGGGGCGGCAGTTCCGCCTCAAAAGGAGGGGGACTACCCATACCCAAATGGCTAGAATAAAATTTGAAATAAATGGATTATCAAATCTAAAAGATCTGGACAAGGCGTCCACTAAGATATCACTTGCGGCAACGCAAGCCATAAATCGCACCGCCGATCGCGCTAGGGCTCAAGCCGCTAGAGAAATATTAGCTCAAATTAATTTGCCGGATAACTATGTTCGAGCGAAAGATTCTAAACGGTTGAAAGTATCCAAAAAAGCTAAACAGAAAGATCTGGAGGCGGTAATTACGAGTAAGGCCCGCCCGACGTCACTGGCCAGATTCGCCACCGCGGTAAATAAGAAAGGGGTTAGAGTAGCGGTAAAACCCGGAGGGTCTAAATTAATACCGAACGCTTTTTTACTTAAACTGCGTTCTGGTAGCGCGGATTTGGATACTAAATCTAATCAGGGATTAGCTGTTCGAACTAGAAAAGGTGTGACGCCACCAACGGCGTACAAGCCGAAAAGAATTGCTGACAATTTGTGGCTTCTTTACGGGCCATCGGTGAACCAGGTGTTCGGGGGCGAAGAAGGGGTCGCACAAAAAGTGAGTCCCGCTACGGCGAACTATCTGCAAAGAGAATTCGAAAGACTGCTAAAATTGTAGGATATATTATATGCCGCAAATACCACTTAAAGTACACATTTTGCGCAATATAAAAACCCATTTGCAAGGGCTAACTCCTGCTAATGGCTACACGAATGATCTATCTTTGGATTCTTCAGTGATAGTCGGGCGTCCTTATATCGGAAAGACCGAGCCCCTGCCTGTCGTGACGATTACGGAGCCAGCGCTTCCTCCTAACTTTTATGCGAGGGAAGAACGTGGGCCGCGCAATTACGCTCCTTGGAGACTCATCTTTCAGTGTTTTACTTTTGACGATAAGGGCAGCTTTAGAGAATCAGAACCCGCGTACATACTCATGGCTGAAGTCTTAAAACGATTATTTGAGGAAAAGACTAGACCAAAGAAGTTTCCACATGATTCGAAAAACTATTTCGGATCTGGAAACGCAATAGTGGATTTCAAAGTCACGCTAGATTCCGTCCGTCCTCCGGACGAATATTCTCAGTATAGCTTCGGTTGGTTGATAGTAGATTTCGACCTAGTGCAGAATTATGTTGACCAGTGGGTCAACATAGATTAAAATAAACAAAACATAACGGAGAAAAACATGGCTCAATCGATTGTAAATGATTTTAATGGCGGCTTAACACTTGGTCGAGGCCAGATAATGGTAGCGACCTTAAACAGCGCTCGTCGCTTGCCTAAAAACGCGCCTTTTGAATTCTTAGGTAACTGTCCCGAGTTTAACTTAACAGTGGAAACAGAAGACTTAGAGCACTTCAAATCGACACGCGGTGTAAGTGAAAAAGATGCGTCTATTACATTGCGTACAAACCGTACGTCAACAGTTGTCTGCGACGACATTAAGAACCAAAACTTAGCTCGCTACCTCTTTGGTTCAATTCAAACTATCGTTACAACTCCTGCTACTGAAACCGCAGACCCTATTGATTCAGTTCAATTAGGTTTTTACTACCAATTAGGTGTAACGGCTCAGAATCCGACTGGCGTCAAAGCTATCGACGCAACCTCTGTAGTGGTAACTTCTAACCCCGTAGGTACAACATATGTAGTTGATGAAGATTATGTGGTGAATGCACAGCGCGGAATGATTTCGTTTTTGACCGACGGAGCGATCAACGAAGGCGATGATTTACTCGTAACTTACGATACGGTAGCTGCGTCCTTCCAACGTGTAATCTCAGGCAACACTCCTATCCGTGTAGCAGTGAAATTCATCGCAGAAAATGCAGAAGGCCCACAGCGCGAAGTGTTTATGCCGAATGTAAACATCCGACCTGAAGGTGACTTAGGCTTTATCTCTGGTGACGATTGGGCACAGATCGGTTTGAACTTCGAGATCCTCCCAGACCCCGTAAACAACGTGGCCATTTACATAGACGGAGAACCCGTCATCGCTTAACTAACAGAAACCCGCTTGACAGCGGGTTTTTTTTTATGTATAGTCAAAAGACTCGGGGGAGAAATTATGCAAGAAACGATAAAAAAGCTTACAGACGACCCAAGATTTCATCTTACCGGATCGCGTTTCATGGCGGAAAAATATCCAGACTATTTTAACCTATCTCAAGAAACGGATTGGGATTTCGCGGTTCAACTCCGTGAGGGGATATTTGAAGAACTTCATGATCTAGGATTCACTGAAATAATAGATTATGAAAGGGAAGAATTCTTACCTCAGTTTTCATTCGAGTCGGTAGCAGTCTTTAAGAAAGGTGGAATAGACGTGTTAGTGAAAGGGGATTTGTCCCTGTATTTGAAACTTTTTGATTCGCTTTCCGTCACAGAATATAATCTTCACGATAAGAAGAGTTCGAAGATACACTGGCCAGATAACGATCCAATATGGAACCACGCCTATGAAGAGTGGTTACAGGCGTTTAGGATGAGAACCACAAAGTACCTATCGTTAATCGATCAAATACTACACAACAATATCAAAGGGATCTAATATGAATTTACAAGCACTACAAAGTCTTAAAAAGAAAATTATCATCGAAACTGACAATGGGCCGATCGAGCTTTTGGTAAAAGGCTTAAGCCTATCGGATTTGACCACACTGCTTGCATTGCACGCCAGCGTTATGTCCGAGCTATACATGAGCTTAGACCGTAAAGATGATCTCTCAGCGATGTTCTCTATAGTTAGAGCGGTACCTTCCTTTCTGAACGACACCCTCTGCCTGGCTTTAGGGTTGGATCTCGTAGAAGAGAGTATCCAAGGCGTACAGTTGATCCCAGCGACAGATCAGATGAAGATCCTTCATCTCTGCGGTAAGCAAACATTCCGGTCGGAGAATGAATTAAAGGAATTCGCAACCGTCGCGGCCGAGGTGGTAGGGGCGGCGGTAAAAGGGGCCAACCACCCGCAACCATCCACGATTGGATCTGGGAACTCCGCACACAAGTCGCCCTCCTCGAAAAAAACAACCACAGCGAAGCGTGGAGCTACCCAGTAGGGGTAGTATACGACGAGACATCGATTCTCAGTAAATTGATAAATAACGAGATGGTCTCACAAACTTTATTGCTACAAGGAGCGGTTGCTGCTATACTAGACAAGAAAGCAAGCAAATCCTTCCAAAAAACTATCAAGGAGATGGTAGATGGCGACTAAAGATGTAGAGCTACGGATACGAGCTAAGGACCAAGCGTCCAAACAACTGAGCGACATTCAAAAAGCAATCGACACTTTTACCGAAGCGCAAAAAGAAGCTGGGTCCGCTAGCGAAAAATCCGGAGGGCTACTAGCGGCTTTTGGAAACGAGATAGGGAAAGTAGCCGCCGACTTGGCGAAACTCCAAGGCGTAAAAACTTTTGTGTCGGATCTTGAAAGGGTAGAAGCAGCTCTCGCATCTGTAAGCGCAGAATTGAAAAGTGCTAAAGACAGCTCGAAGTTATACGAAGGATCTCTTAAGAACATCAATCGTGATCTTGGCAAATACGAAAACGAATTAGGGAAAGTTTCCTCGGCTCTCGGTAAGCAAAATAAAGAAAATGAAATAGCGAAGAACAGATTAAAAGAAGTTGGCGCTGCGGCTCAGGCCTCACAAACTAAATTGGGGAGACTCACTCGAGCTCAAAACGCGGTTCGTCCGCAAAATCGTCCTTCCCCACAAAAGGTTGCCGCTCAAAGTACAAGAACAGAAAGTTTGGGAAGAGCGAAAGCACTTTTGAGTGACGAATTAGCGCAGGGAGAAGCTGCGGCTAAAGCTCTTATCGCAAGGCAAAAAGAACTTAGTGCTGAAATAAAAAGATTGCAAGCGGACCAGGAACGATTTGCTAAGCAATCGGGCCGAGCTAGAGACACCATCAACAAGCAAGTCGATGAGGTAGTCCGACTTAAAACTGAAAAACAAAAATTGCAAGCAGAAATCTCTCGCACTAATGCTTCTTTGCGAACGGAGATTACTACACTGGCGGATATTGAGGCGGCTCAAAGACGCTCTATAGCCACTGGGGAAAAACTTCGTCAGACCCTGGCAAACAGACCGCGGGCACAAACTAACGCTCCTGTAGATAGTGGGGAAAGGTTATCTAAACTCACTCAAGAATACCAAGAAACGAGTAAAGCTGCCGCGGAATTGGCCCGGCAGATCGCCCGAACTAAAACCCCCACAGAACAACAAACGAAATCGCTTTCCGGATCGGCTCAGGAACTGGCTCGTTTGCGTTTGGAAATATTACAAATTCGCACTGCCCCGTTCAAAGAACTTGCTGCCGCCATTCAGAAATCGGAACAGCAGATAGCTTCAAATAACGCTGAGATCCGTCAGCTTGGGGCGGCGCTTCGTGAAGGGGGTGTTGGTTCTAGAGAAGCAAAGGCTCGGATTTTGGAGCTAGTAGCTGCCAACCAACAGCTAAACGTAAGTGTCGGACAGCAAAGGGGACAGCTTAACGGACTTCGGCCTTCGGTCCAAGCAGTTATCAAGGAATTGAAAACAGCGGATAACGTGACGCGTCAAACAGCTACTGCGCTTCAGCTAGCTCAGCGCGGTTTTGTTTCCTTAGCAAATAGTATCCGACCTACCACGATTTCCTTAAGAACTTTTGCAGGGGCAGCGACCGGCGCGGCCGCAGCGCTTTTTCAATTAAACAGCAATACGGCTCCATTGGGAACGGTCTTCAGATCTCTGCGAGGCAATGTTACCGCTACTGCCGCTTCCTTTCTGTCTTTCTTCGCCATATTTAATCAGGCGCAACAAGTTATCCAAGCTTTCCAACAATTAGAAGTCGCCCAAAATAGGTTAGGGGTGGTCTTTAATGGGGATCAATTTGCGGTAGATAAAGAATTAAGGATTATACAGGCACAGGCAAAAAGACTAGGCGTAGAATTCGGCACTCTATCTGAAGAATATGGTAAATTCGCAATCGCTGCGGTGCAATCCAACACTTCTCTTGAGACCGCCAGAGATCTGTTTATTTCGATTGCGGAAGCGGGGCGGGTCAGTAAACTATCCAACGAACAACTGTCGGGCACGTTCTTAGCCCTCACGCAGATAATATCTAAACAGAGAATCCAATCCGAGGAAGTTGTTCGGCAGTTAGGGGATAGACTACCCGGCGCCGTCGGTTTGTTCGCTGACGCTTTGACTGGCGGGAACATCCCGGAATTTTTTGATAAACTGCAAACAGGTCAATTAAAACCCACAGAAGAAGCACTGAAAAGTCTAGCCGCATCGGTCAGAAAACAGTTCGGCGGGCAATTAGAGAAATCTCTAGAGAGCACGACTACCCAATTATCTACTTTCTCTAATATAATTACGATCGCTCGACAACGAATAGGTCAAGCTGGGTTTATCGACGCGTTCACCGCCGCTTTAAGGGATCTGAATCAATTTTTGGATTCCCGAAAAGGGGAGGAGTTTTTTCGTTCTATAGGGAATGGATTGACAAACTTGGTGGGAGCTGCGCGATTTTTGGCTGAGAATATAGACCTCTTAGCCACTGCTTTCCGCACTTTCTTAGCGGTGAAAGTCGTCTCTTTCTTGGCCGGGATCGTAGTGCAGTTACAAAAAACCGCGGTGACTTATGCCGCCACTAACGCTGCGGCCTTAGCTTTTGCGACACAAACTAGAGCAGTCGCCGCGGCGGTTGTCGGTTCGTTAGTCCCGAGCCTAGTGGCCACCGGCGCGGCTTTACGCTCATTAAGTTTTGCTGGTATTGTCGCTAGTTTAACGAGTCTGGGGGCTGTGGCCAAAGGTGGTGCGGTAGCTTCATTGAAATCGCTTGGTACAACTCTTCTTGCGCTTGGTAGAGCCGCCTTCGCTGCTCTCGGTCCTGTCGGGCTATTTATCGGCGCGATAGAATTAATTTCCAATTTTGTATTCGACACAAGTATTTTTGATATATTTTTTGGGTTATCCGAGGGATTAGATGGGGCGACAGTGTCGGCGTTAGATACGTCTTTCGCTTTACAAAAAGTAGCTGATGCGGCGGTGAAAAGCGGCGGCGACATAGTCAACTTTCAAAAAGAGATCTCGGATAGCGTCGATCTAGCTCAAGCGCAGGGAGAATACGAAAAATACAGACAGGCGGTAGAAGACACCCAATTCCAATTAGAAGAGTTCATTATTCTCAATGAACCGGTAACTCGTTCTTTTGATAATCAAGGGAACGCTGTCAGTGATCTCATCGCGGCTTATTCTAGAGGAGAAAAATCTTTTGTTGACACGAAAGTGGCCCTTAGTAATTACCTTTCAACTCAGATAGCCGCCAAGGGGAAAAATGATGAATATGTCCAAGCGCTCGGTCAGTTGTTCCGGGAGTTCGACTCATTAGGCGGGAAAGTAGAGGAGAACAGATCCCAGCTACAGAGTTGGACCGATGTTTTAGACAGTTTTTCACCGATAGCAGATAAAGCCGCTGCGGCGATACAAAGAATAGCGAGTGGTGTAAATATAGGCGGGGGTGGACTCGACCCAATCTTGGCGGCTCAAAAGGAACTTGTAGGTCTTCAAGAGAAATATGCAGCGGATTCATTGAAGGTTAGTGAACTACAGAACGATCTAGCTAAAGCGGAAGAACTTCGTTTAAGTCTATTAGACGAGCAAGGAAATGTTCTCCCGGGGCAACAGAGTTCGTATGAAAGTATTCTACAATCTATAGACGGTATTAATGCGGCGTTAGATGAAACAAACGCCGCAACAAAAACAATAGCGGACCAAAACAAGACGTTAGAAGAACTTGAGATTGAGAAAAATGTACTTTTGATCGAAAACAACCGTCAAAGGGCTATCGAACTCGCGACTCAATTAGCGCTAAATAAGGCCACGCAGGATGGCATAACGGACATAGAACAATTACAAAGCATTCGCGACAACGCTGCGAAGATCGCTGGTCTACAATTCGACGTGCGGGCGGGCACCCGTCCTTCTAGGTCTACTAGACCAGCGCGGGCTCCTAGCGCCCCGAAGCAAACGGAAGAAGAGAAGCAAGCCGAGAAACAGAAGAAATTCAACGAAGATCTCATCCAACAGGAACGAGAGCGAGCCGCGGAGTTGCAGACTCTTGCGATCCAAGATGAACGCGCTCGTACCGTCGCGGAAGCGAAACAGCAAGCCGTCAATAACGCCGAAAGACAAGGTCTGACAATCAGCTCAGCCCAACTAGCTATCATAGAAAGGCAAGCGGCAGCAAAATTCGATTTATTGAACCCGACATTAGAGCTAGAGAAATCTCAAAAACGTCTAAATGCGTTACAGCAGATATTTGATTCTAACGAACAACGCATCCAAACTCTTCGTCAAAGAGGCGACGGCGCTTCTGTAGCCGCTGCCGAAAAATTAGATGTAGCTCAACAAGGAATTCGAGCGCAACTTCAAGCGAATATTCAAGAAGCAATAAAATTCGCACAAGCAATCGCCGACCCCGTTGAACGAGAATCCGCGATAACTAGACTGCAAGCTCAGTTAGAGTCTCTCCAACAGAGTTTCAATGCATTCTCCGGCGAGCAAATAAATCAAATATTTACCCAAAACGCGACCGATAGCTTCACCTCCTTCTTTGATAAAATAAAAGAGGGTCAAGGCGTGATATCGGCGTTAGGGGACACCTTAAGATCTTTTGCCAGCAACGCGTTAGCCCAAATCTCTAATTTAGTGGCTAACGCGGCTTTCCAGCAGCTCTTTGGCGGGTTAAATGCCTCCGGGGGCATAAACCCCGCTGGCGGGGTATCAGGGGGAATAGCGTCAGCGCTAAGTGGACTTTTCTCAAAAAGCGGGAAATCCGGTGGCGGGCTGTTCGACATCATAGCCGGCCTTTTCCACGAAGGCGGCACGGTGGGGCAAGGCGGAAAATCTGTGTCCGTATCGCCTAGCGTGTTTCTTGGGGCGAAAAGATATCACAGGGGGGGTCTTCCAGGCTTGAAAAAAGATGAAGTTCCTGCTATACTTCAAACAGGGGAAGAGGTGCTTTCCCGTAAAGACCCGAGAAACGTTCTCAACAGTGGAGGAAGTCCAGCAATGCAAAACATAAAAGTGGTAAACACTATTGACTCGGGATCGTTTATTTCAGAGGGGCTAAATAGTGTAGAAGGGCAGAAATCCGTGATGAACTACATACGGGCTAATAAAGCGGCCGTTCGCAACGTGTTGGGGGTTTAACTATGGCTTCGATAACAGGAACAGCCGCTACCCCGCTCGCGCTCTATAACGCCCTAATAGCCTTCCTTACTAATTCTGGGTTGCTTGGCTCCCAGGTATGGAGTGTCGCCTGGAATGCCCCGGTGGGCGCTCCTAATTTAACTGATATTATTCTGGCGGGGCCAGGGTTGTCGGCTTCTGAGCAAATCTATGTTGGGCTCAGATTGAATCAGGACGCACTTAACGATAGGTACAGTATAGATCTATTTGGAGCGACCGGTATCATCCCTTCCGCGCAACAGGTCGGACAACACGTAAATAGCTCTCCCGACGGCAAGCGGCTATTCCTTATAAACCAACCCATGCAATACTGGTTCACGGCGAATGGCCGCAGATTTACAATCACTGTTAAGGTTTCCAATATCTATGAATCGGCGTATGCGGGATTTTTACTACCGTATAGTCTACCATCTAACTACTCATATCCTCTGTTTATAGGAGCTATGGCAGGAACCGTAGGTGCGGCAATTCCTTTAAGTTGGACAGACACGACGGATGCGCACAGATTCTACCCTGCGGGGGCCATCAATACTATAACCGGTACGGCGTATTCTAGCCCTGCTGTTCTCTTGGATCCTATGGGCCAATGGCTTCCAGTTACCGGGTTTCGTGCCAGCGGTGGGGGCGTCGGTCAAGTAGGCGTTCTTCCATACGAAGCGTTTACCGGATTTAATCTGAACCAGAACGCCACGAACTTAAATGATACAGATCAGTACCCTTACCAGAGCATTGCGCAACGTATAACGCGAAATTTCGCGAATGAATTCAATCTGATTCCTTATACTTTGGTTCAAGCTTCTCCTGCGGACCAGACCTACGGAGTGTTAGACGGGATATATTTTGCTCCAGGTAATCTACAAACAGTCGAAAATGTTATAACTATTTCGGGCACATCCTATCTAGTTGTAGGGAATGCCTTTAGGTCCGGTCAATTAGATTTCTTAGCGACGAGGTTGTCATAATGTACTCACAAATATTCGTAACCTCTATATTGGATATTCCCCAGCAGATAGGGATATTTGCTGGGGCTGTCGGTTTTACGGTCAACAACAGTAACCCTAACCAACCGATTATCACCCACCCTACGTTTCCCGGGGCGTTACCTATCCGGGTGAGAGCATCTATTTCTGGTACGAACAATCAGAACCATGATCTTATTTTCGAATCCACCAACCCCTTGGCTACGTCAAGCGCTGTTACCAGATCACCCAAATTGGCTGGTGCGACTAATAACCCAACGGTCCCGGCGCCCACGTCGATACATTTATTTGGGAAATTATCCGAGCCGTTCATAGCTTGTGTCATTGAGTACGGCCCTAATAGGTATCGTCATTCTTATCTGGGATATCTAGAGAAAGCTTTCCCCTATAATGGAGGGGAGGTTATAGCCGGAACAGCCGGTCCGGATTCTACTCCAGCAGCTACCATAAGCTACACAGCGGGAAACGTGAAATATCTTTTCGGCGGGAAAACCACATTACTCGCAACGGCAACAAGCGGTGGTGTTCACATTGACCACCCTAATGCGCCGACTCCCTGGCTAGTAAACAGAATACCCTCAACAGGAAATGTCATGACGGCGTTCACAAACGCGATGGTCTTGGGTGGCTTTAAGGATGGATACAATGACCCATTTGTTGCGAGAGGGCAGAGTAGCTATGCTGGCGCAGCGATCTTGACTCCGGTGAATATGTTCACCGCGCAACCCATAAGCGGAGATTGTCGGTTTATACCTCTAGGCGCACCCTACAACGCCCGCCTAGTAAACATGCGAAATTTATCCCCGGGACAGACTGTTGATATCGCGGGTGAGCTGTGGAAATGTTTCCCAGCTATGACTAAAAGAACGGAAACCACGATGCCGCTCGGCGGAGGAAATTATCGGCAGTATGAGACGTCTTTTGAAATAGGCTACGCATATAGAGAGAACTAAATGAGCAGTATTCTCTTATCCCCGAAAATTGCCCCGATACCTTCGGCGTATCCGCCAATCTCCCCTATAAATCCGGGCCCCTGGTCAGCTCGTTACAACAGTAAGATTATTGGTGGAACAATCACTACCGCGCCCATAATCGATGTAGAGTCTTTGAATTTTTCTGGACAATTTTTGAGAACGTATTTCGAAGATTACTATAATAGAGTTTGGGTTCTTCCCAATCAGAGTATAGATTTTGGAGAGGTTTCGGCTTTCACTGAGGTGTCTAGGTCCCTATGGAATGCGTTCCTAACTCCAACTACCTTAACTTCTGTCTCTGGAGGGGTAGAAGGAGTGGGGTACTCCGAGATACTCCCTGGGCAAACACTTGATCCGTTAGAGGTCAGAAGCGTAGTGTTTAACGCGGACGAATCCGGCCCTAATACCATCTCTGGCACTTTCACTTTTAATTTTTCGCAGGGCGGCGGAAAAGTTTTCACCTTGTCCGGGAAGAGATCTTTAATTTGGCCTACAGAGGATTTCAGCGTCAACTGGAGCGTACCTTACGAGACAGAAATAGAATATAGGACCGACATCTTTGTATCCAGAAACGGAAAAGAACAAAGAAGAGCTCAAAGAAGAAAACCCAGAAAGAGAATTACTTACCAGTCTATTTTCCAAGCAAGCTCTTTGAGGAAGTTCAATGCCATCTTGGCAAATCGTCAGACACGGACATTTACTATCCCCGAAGAAACCAAAACCGTTCTTTTATCCGCCGATGCATTATCCGGATCGAACACTTTATCTTTTGCAAATGTACCATCTTGGGTACAAGCAGGATTCAGTTACATGCTTCTTTTAGATAACAAACGCGAAGTAGTGAGAGTAGAAACTGTGTCCCCTACGTCTGTTACACTTACAGCAAATTTGCAAAATGATTGGTATAAGGATGAATATTTCGTTCCCCTATTAACGGTCCGAATGGCTACGAGTATCGCCGCTCCTCTGGTCACGAACGGCGTAGCCACAGTGACGCAAGCATGGGAGGTGGAACCCACTACAGAACCCTTTGAGGAAGAGACTATCACCTACCCTCAATATGAAGGTTATTACGTGTTCACAGATCAACATAACTGGGGGGAATCTCTCTCGGTGCAGAAGAACTACGAAAGAGAAGAAGTAGACTTCGGCAAAGGCCGGGCTCGGTACTTTACCCCTATAGATTTTCCAAACCAGGTAAGAACGCTCTCTGTAGTTACGGAAGATCCTGCTGAGACCAGTAACATAAGACAACTGTTCCAGAAAATGCGCGGTCGCGCCGGAGAGTTTTGGTTGCCTACATGGGAGAGAGACTTAGAGCTTATTTCAGACGTTTCGGCCGGATCCGATAGACTGTTATGCGAGGGAACGGATTTGTTTAATTATTACGAAGGAGATAAAGTATTCCAAAATGTAATGATTATGTTGGTAGATGGGTCTAAGAGTTATCATCGAATTCTGAGCTATCAGTTGCTAGGTAACGACACTGAAGTCCAGTTGACAGAGCCTCTACCGCTCGGATTAGAGCTATCGGAAGTAGAATTGATATGTTTTCTGCCTCGAGTAAGATTCGGTTCCGACACGCTTACGACATCATGGTTGACAAGAGAAGTTGCTAGTGTTAGCATAGCCTTTCAGACTTTGGAGGATTTATGAGTTTTGAGGGGTTGGAGGAAAGTCGGTTCTTAGGTAGTCCGATACATCTGTATTATATCCGATATGGCAGTGCGCCGAGCGCTTACTATGCTTTTACGGACGCAGACGATGACATAGAATGGAACGGAGTGACATACGTAAAGGAAGCAATTCGCCGACCGGAGATCGAGGCGAGCGGGGGAACAGACCGGCAAACTTTGGACATTGAGCTGCCGCAGAGTGTAGCTTTAACCGACTTATACAAAATTTTTCCTCCCTCTCAGGTAATCAATCTAACGATCTGGCAGGGCCATGTCGAGGACGTCACTCAGGATTTTTTAGTGATCTGGACGGGTCGCATTCTGCAAGTAGAACTAGAAGGAAATTCAGCAAAGGTAGTCGCGGAACCGTTACGTTCGACTCTGTCCCGCCCGGGTCTCCGACGAAACTATCAGTACCAATGCCCACATGTTTTGTACGGCACTCAATGCAAAGCTGATAGAAATCTTGCTACCGTCACTCCCAATGTTCTCTCGGTGAGTGGATCTCAAGTTACATTGCCCGGAGGCTGGAACACTCAGGCGGCAGAAAAATATCTGAATGGCTCTTTTAGTTGGGTAGATCAAAGAGGAAATACTCAGATACGAGCGGTCTTAGGATTTGATGGCCCTAATATTTTAAGGCTAAACGGTCAAGCATTAGGCTTGAATCCCGGCGATCCTGTAGAGATTACTTTTGGATGTAATAGAAGTACAGATGATTGTCTTAATTTACACAACAACATAAATAATTTTGGGGGATTTCCTTGGATACCGACCAAGAATCCCAGTCGAACTAACGAACAATATTAGGGGATAGAAGATGGTAGCACCGATTTTAGTTCAACTAGCGATAGCCGTTGCGCTGCAATTAGTTTCTCTATTGCTGGCACCGAAGCCAAAAAAGCAAAAACCTCCTGAAGCGGCTGACTTCGAAGCGCCTACCGCGGAAGCGGGGAGACCTATTCCAGTAGTCTTTGGGACAATGACAGTGAAAGGTACTAATTACCTTTGGTATGGAGAAAAAGAAACAGTTAGAAGAGAGCTAAAAGTATCATGATATTTTCCCCAAAAACCCCTCAAGCGCCTTTCGATTTTTATCTCATGTCAGTGCACGTCGGAGTATGCCACGGCCCAGTTGACGCGATTCGTCGACTCGTTGCCAAAGACAAAATATTCTGGGAAGGGTATGAAACCGGAAACACGACTATCACAGTTGTGCAAGATGCTTTGTTCGGCGGGTTCCGGAAAGAAGGGGGACTCGTAGGCGGTATCGATGTTCTTTTAGGCGGACCGACTCAGACTCTTAGCGCACAGCAAGCCGGTTTCTTGGGACTGACCCCTGCGACAGCACCGGGATATAGAAACGTAACATCTCTTTGGTTCCGCAAAGATTTTTCCATACCTCCAGGCATTTATGATGGGCGTCGACAAGGTTTTTATTGGGGGACTCAACCCGTAGTCCCTGAAGTGAACGTGCAAGTGACTCGACTTCCGAGACAGTTAAATAGTGCTTTCGCCCAAATAGGCCTCACCCCCGATGCGAACCCCGCTCACATTATATTCGAATGCTTAATAAACGACGACTGGGGGCGCGGAGTCCCAATATCCGCGATAGACTTAGACTCTTTTAACGAAGCGTCAGAGACTCTATTTAACGAAGGGTTTGGCCTCTCTCTTATGTGGGCACAACAATCGAATATAGACTCGTTCATTCAAGAGATCTTAGATCATATCAATGCGAATTTCTTCTTAGATCCTCGGACGGGGTTGCTCAAGTTGAAAGTCGTTCGAGGTGACTATGACCCCGATACTCTTCGAGAATTCGGACCCGATGATCTGATCGTGACTTCCTTTCAGAGAGAATCCCTGAGTGAGACGATTAACGAACTTGTTGTGACTTGGACAAATCCAATCAACGAGCAAGAAGAAACTGTGTCCTTACAGGATTTAGCCAACATAACTATACAGGGCTCTATCGTAAGTGACTCCGCCAACTATTATGGAATTCGAAATCGAGACCTAGCTATGGCTGTTTGCGCCCGGGATCTACGGCATCGCGCCTACCCTTTAGCAAAAGTAGAAATCTCTTGCAACAGGAAAGCTTGGGATCTAAACCCAGGAGACGTCTTCAAACTTAATTACCCCGAGTATGGTATAGAGACTATCATCTTACGGGTCACTAATATCAACTATGGGGCAGTAGGAAATCCTCAAATAGACATCACCGCGGTGGAAGATATTTTTGGGCTGGAAGCTTCCCAGTTTAGTTTACCGCCAGGGACACAATGGGATGATCCCGCCACCGCTCCAACCCCTATGAGTCCGGTTCTAGTAACCTCACTTCCGTATTATCTGATCGCTAATCAAATTAGCGCACCAGATCTAGGCACCCTAATAGACGGCGAAGCTGTGGCCGGGATCTTCGCATCCACCAGTAATGAAGACGTTATATTTTATGATCTTCTAGCAGAACGCTTTGACACAACAGGGGCGTTAGTGTATGAAAGTATCGGTGAAAGAACCCCGGTGGGTAGCGCTCGCTTAGTCTCCGGTGTAGCCGCCGCGTCTCAAAGCGTGGTTCAGTTTACCAGTCTGCAAGGAGGAGAAAGTCTGAGAGTGGGGCAATATCTTCTTTTCGGAACCGCAGAAACAGCACAAGAAATCTGCATTATCTCCGCGGTATCAGGCAGCAATTATACGATAAGAAGAGGGCTATGCGACACCGTTCCAAAAACCTGGGCAGCTAATAGTCTGGCGTATGTTTTCAACTTCAATAACCGATTTTTTGATGATTTGCAGACTCAAGCTGGGGATCTCGTTAAATTCAAAATGATTACTGTAACCTCGCTGGGCAGACTATCAGACAGTCTCGCACCTGTCGAGCAAGCAACTATGTCGGATCGTGCGTTTCGTCCTATTTGCCCCTCAGATTGCACTGTGAACGGTGTAAAATTTGGTACGGCTACAGTTTTACTAACCAGTGCATTGACTCTTACCTGGGCTAACAGGGATTTCACCGCTGTCCCGTCGACGCCGCACTTGTGGACAGACCCCTCTCAGAATTTACCGTCAGGTCAGCAGACGAGAATCCGTGTCTTCGATTCATCCGACGTAGAAGTTTTCTCCGGGTTGTATTCTGGCACTGGGGCCTCGATACCCGCAAGCAGCTTAGGCCCAGATGCTAATCTTCGAGTTAGATTCTCCTCGGAAAAGGCCTCCGACGCTTCGCTTCAATTCTTCGAAATTCTCGTGACTCGAATTTAGTATTTGAAATCCTACACGATACGTGCTATGCTTATGCCATAACATAATTTTGGCATAGGATATCCGCATGACTAATAATAGATTCACCTCTTATCTGAATTTAGCGAAATGGTTCTCGGGGGACTCGTCAATTCGAGAGTTGATGCGGGCGAATCTTGACACGATTGACACATCTTTCCAGCAACTTAGAGAAGATCTTGATGCGGTACTTGCGTCAGGAAGCGCAGCGATCTTAACCGGCTCTGGCGCGCCCAACGACTCTTTTGGGGTGGACGGGGACATCTACATCGACACCGATAACGGTGAGCTATATGGGCCAAAAGCAAGCGGCTCTTGGGGCACGTCAGTTCTTACATTAGTGGGCCCAGAGGGAAAGTCGGCCTATCAAGTTGCTCTTGACGAAGGGTTTATAGGAACAGAGCAGGATTGGCTAGATTCCCTGGTAGGCGCTGAAGGTCCTCAAGGCCCACAAGGGCCACAAGGAATAGCTGGAAACGACGGAGTACAAGGTCCTCAAGGCCCACAAGGAGTAGCTGGAAACGACGGTGCGACCGGTCCGCAAGGTCCAGAAGGTCCCCAAGGTCCTCAAGGGGTCCAAGGGCCGCAGGGGCCGCAGGGCGACGCGGGTATGGGGTTTGAAATTGTTAAATTTTACGCTAGTGTAGCAGATTTGTTAGCGGACACTTCGCCTACCGGGATTTTACCAGGGCAATTCGCATTAATAAATACTGTAGATCCTAACGATGCTGAAAATTCAAGATTGTATCTATGGGACGGTAGCGCTTATGTCTACGTGACTGATTTAAGCGGTGCTCAAGGAATTCAAGGACCTCAAGGGCCGCAAGGGGATCCAGGCGTTCAAGGACCTCAAGGACCGCAAGGAGTTCAAGGTATTCAAGGCCCTGCCGGACCCGCAGAGATTGCAACAAGAGTTCTCTACGTTGATGTGAACGGAAATGATACTACAGGTAACGGGTCGGCTGGCGCTCCTTTTGCTACGTTAGGAGCTGCGGTATCTGCGGCGACTAACGGCTCCCGAATTGTAGTAAATCCAGGAACTTACGCGGGCAACACCACAATTAATAAACAAGTAGATATTATAGGTGGATCGCTCTTAAACAGTAAAGTAACTTTTACTGGAACTATCACTTACGCGGCGACGAACATTAACATGACGGGCATTCAGATCCTAACAACCGGAATCCCAGGTCTTATTTACGACGCAGCAGCAGGAATCTGCGAAACTAAAGAATGTCTAATTCGTAGATCTGGCGGCGGCGTAGTTGTAGAGTTCAACTCCGGCGCGAACGGAAGTAGCCGAATGTACGATTGCTATGTAGATGGGGAAATCCGCACTCAAGGTACAGGAAGCGCCTCCCTATACTTAGATCGACTAAAATATTCCCCTACGTTAGTGATGAACGCAGCCAATTCAGGTGTCTACATTGATAACGCTCAGTTCATGGGTAAGATAACGCACAATGCCGGTTTCTTAGTAGCCTCAAATCTCCGCCAGATTTTAGCGTCCTCCGGCGTAAGTGTGGAATCTACTGCGAACGCCGCAGGAGTAAACTCAATCTTTCTTGGGAATACTAGCTTACGTCAATCAAACGGGACTTACGGAACTTTCTTAAAGACCGGTACTTGTCCTTTTGGGTTGTCTCTGGTAGATTATAATGAAGCAAACGTGTTGACAGGCACACAAGTTCCTTATGCTATGTTCGCTTCTCAGATAGCTGCAAGCCGGGCGGGTGTAAACTACACAGCTACCGCTGCACAAAGCGTAAAAGACCACTTAGCAGCTATCGATGCTCTTATTGGAGCTGGAGGGGCCAAGACGATCTTAAACGGGACAACCAACCCCTCTAACGCTCTCGGAAACAACGGCGACTTCTACATCAACACGACGAATTACACCATCTTCGGTCCTAAAGCAGCAGGGGTGTGGCCCACAGGAGTTAGTTTAGTGGGTCCCGCAGGAGCTACAGGCGCCACTGGGGCTACGGGAGCTACAGGCGCCGCAGGAATGAATGCTAACGCGCTTCTGACGATTAAACAAGTAACGGCGAACTATCAGTTGATTAGCACCGATGCAGGGGCCTCTGGGTCTACATACCTTAACGTAGCTAGTGCTTCGGCGGTGTCTGTAACGATTCCTAACGACAGCACCGTGAACTTGCCTATAGGATCTCAGATACCGGTGGCGCAAGGGGGAGCGGGCGCTGTTTCTATTTTGGCCGCGGGTGGGGTTAGTTTAACTACGCCTCCCAGCACAACGGCGGTTCTCAGAGGTTTGAACGCCTCTGTAATCTTAGTGAAAACAGCAGCTAATACCTGGAGAGCTTCAGGCGACTTTACTGCGGCTTAATTTTTAATCAGGAGAGATACCCATGCTACCATACCACATCGGAATGCGCAGTTCTACCACCCTAGCCAGCGGTTTTGCTGCGTTAGTACCTAGGATGTCTATAAGTCCGTTAGTCCCTTTTCAGATATACGACGTTGTAAAAAAACAGAGACAATCTTTCTCGTCAGGGGCTAACGCCTCATATACTTTCAACAATTCAGAGTCCGCAGCGTGCGCTATTACTGAAAGCAAGGACAAAAGTCTGTTAGCTATCACCGCAGCGCGAAAAGTTTACATCGTCAATAAAGCAACCGGTACTTTAGTTCGAGAACTGACGTTAGCGGCCCCCCTCCCGAGCAATAGCTTGCCCGGGAGCGAACCGAAAATATCCGCAGACAATAACGAGCTTTTTGTCGCACTAAGAGTGGCGCCTTGGTACCAGATTTTTGATTTAACCACAGGCGCCGATATCTCTTCCCAACTGGATCCTGCTTATCGGCCTACGGCGAGAATCGCTTTTTTCGATTACAGTCCTAACGGAGAAGTTTTAGCGATAGGGCATACCGATTCGAAGGGATTGGCTATCTACTATGTAGGCCCAGCAACCCCTCCAGGGTTCGACCCGTATGATTTTGGCGATATACAGCCACCTGCTACCGGGATTCTCCCGCTAGACTCTTGTGGCAAGTTCTCTCCTAACAACGTATTCTTCGGGTTAGCTTCTTCCGCGCCAAACGCTTTAAGAATATACGATTCCTTTACGTGGGCGTTGAATCGTACAGTTCAACCCGAAGTTGGATCTGCATACAGTGCGATAGCGATCTCGGCGGATTCGACGAACATAGTTATTGGGAAGAATTCCGCAGCGGGCGTGAACTTTTATCGAACCGGTCCGGGAGTATCTGATCCAGTAGTGTCGATTTCACCGGGAAACTGGGCCGCCGGAAACGGAAACGTGGAATTTATGCAGAACGACTCGGTTTTAGTCTATGCAGGATCGTCCTCACGTCTTAGATTCCTGGACGTACCTTCAGGGTATGCCGAAGTAGCCAACGTCGACGCCGGTGTATTTGGCTCAGACTCCGTAGGAAGCTTCGTAGAGAGTTTCGTTAGCGGAAATTTTAACTACCACCTAGCCCTTCCCTTCGGGGGATTTCGGGAATTTCGAGCCCAGTTAGGCATGATTAAACAATTTTTTGACTGGGACGCCAATAGCAATTCTGGAACTTCTGCGGCGCCAGTTCTAGCTTTTTCTAATGATAAATCTCGCGTTGTTCACATCTCGAAAACGGTTATAGATGCTGTAGGGACTATAAATCACACGAGCATAAGCTCCTGGAATGCCATTACTGGAGAAAGGATCTCGAGATTCACTCCTACCCAAACTGGATCAGTGGATACAGGTTCAACCCGCCATGCTGGTTTTAAGATCAGCCCGGATAACGCTCACGTTGTTGGAAGATTTATCCCCGATGTTAGTGTAGGTCCCCAAGTTCGAAGTTTAAGCAATCTTTCTTCGGTAATCACGAATCTTACTCCCTTCGGAGGGGCGAACGCCTTAAAACAAGCAGAGTACAGTCCCGACGGACAGTACCTATATACTATCTGGGGCCCTAGTGGCTCTCTGACTACTACTCATGCGTTAGCAGTATATTCCGTAGCTTCCAGTTACGCTCTGCTGAACTTAAAAAGTTATGACGTAGTCAATACTGAAATAGTTCAACTCGAAGTACACCCCAACGGCCAAGAGATTTTAGTGTCGCTAAGAGAAGCCACAAATAGCTACTTCGAGGTGCTGGAAGATCCTAATACATTGACCCTCAAGTATAGCTCCAAGAGTAACTCATTGGCCATCGTAGGCGCCGCTCTTTATTATAAAGGAGGCTCTAAAATTCTCTACCGAGATGCAGCGGATAACGTAAGAAAAGAGATGGACAAAGACGCCCCGTTTAACTCACAACCTGTTACTTTAGCGGGCGCGTTCACTTATACTGGTCACGCTATGCAAACAGACCCCTTGTGCCGTTTCTTCCCGGAAGTTTCTGCCGCTTTTAACGCGGTAGCTTTTAGGGATAGTACCTCGTTGGGGAATGCAAACATCGCCCAAGTCATCAACAACGAGCCTGGTGGCGTCACCAACACAAACATCTCAGCCGTAATAAGACAGATAAGGAGCTAAACATGCATCCAGAAAGACTACTCGGTCAGCTCGACGCTCGAGTTAAAAATCTCGAAGAAAAAGCTGACGAGATAAAAGACACCACCGATAGAATACTCGAGAAACTTGAGGCGCTAAATAACCGCAGGGCTAAATCCCGGGGCTTCTTTGCGGGAGTTACGGCGGTAATTAGTTGCATAGCTTCTGGTGCCACCCTATTGTATCAATATGTCAGAGGCTAATATGGCTACTAGAGGAATCAGAAACAATAATCCGGGTAATATAGATTACAACCCTAGAAACAAATGGCTTGGGCAAATCGGTATAGAGGACCATCCCAGAGCACGTTTCGCTAAATTTGAATCTCCTGAGTTCGGTATCCGAGCGATCGCCCGTCTATTAATTACCTACCAGACGAAGCACAACTTAAATACCGTTCGTCAACTCATAAACCGGTGGGCTCCTCCAGTTGAGAACGACACTGGGGCCTATGCGAAATCCGTCGCTGATCGTTTGCGAACGACCCCTGACAGTGTCGTTAAGGTATCCGATCCTAGAGTAATGAAAGTCTTATTGGAGGCGATAATTCGCCACGAAAACGGCGTACAGCCATACCCCGAAAAAATAATTACGAAAGCTATGGAGCTCGCAGGGATCGTATGAAGTTCTTTTTTAGGCAAATAAAATCAAAACTCAGACAAGGCCACGAAGTTTTAAGCGATCTTGTCTTGATTGTTCTGACGATGCAGTCTATAATGTATTCATCTGCTGGTCTTCGTATTCTCCAGGAACGGCAGAAAGGCCTACCGTTGACATCCGAAGAGCTTCAGCTCATAGCGCTTTTCATAGGAGCGAACGGGATAGCTTTTATGGTGCAGGGGAACAAGAAAAAGAAAACTAGGGAGGAGAATATATGATATTGCCCGCAATACTGTCCAAGATATCGGTCAAAGCTATCGGCGCTGCGTTAGCTGTCATAGTCGTGCTTGGTTTCGTCTATGACTATCAACGTACTAAAATGAAGAATCTGGAGCTGCAACAGAAAGTTGGGGTCTACGAAGAAACTTTACTGCAAACAGAAAAAACAATCAAAAAGTTACAAGAGCTCGAGATAAAACAACAAAAGGATATTAGAGATGATGAAAATCGCATTCGCCAGCGCACTTATTTTGACTCTCACTAATTGTGCGAGCGTTCCAACTAATACTAAGGCTTTAGTTTCTGTCCCAGCAGAGCCGTATTTGCCGTCTATTTCAGATAAAGAATTATCTTGTTTGCCAGATCAAACATACGAAAGGCTGGCCAAAAGAGACCAAGCCTGGCGTTTATATTCAGAAAAATTAAAAGCCATTATAGACTAGGTGCGGTCGTGCACTTCATCTACTGATTCCCATGAACCTCCATCCGTCCGATACTGCGGGACGCAAACTGCGCCTTTATCCGGAGTGTTCTGCTCTATACCGTCGGCTAACATTTCGCAAGTTTCCGCGTCGTAGTATCTTTTCTGCAAGATAGGTTCAGGATCTTTCGCGCTTAAAACATAAATAATCAATAACCAGCTATACATTATCTTCCTCTCCAAATTCGTTTTCATACCCCAGAGGTTCTCCAGCCTCGCGCAGAACCTTCTTATACACTTCTTCCATGTATTTCTCTTCTCGAACCCTATCGAGACCTTTATTTCGGATCTCTTTTCGTTCTTTCAACATTTTGGCCATTGCTTTAGTGTCGTACCCATGAGCTTTGGCTTCCTGTACCAGATCTTTCCGAGCTTCTTTCGTTTCATTCATTTCTTCGTCGAGTCTTTCGAATCGGTGAAGCATTGCTAAAAAAGCTTTGGCTGAATTATTTCCCATTTCCATTTTCTTTCTTCCTGTCTAAGATGATTTGTAATTTAGCGATAGCATTCCACGCCGCATGAGCCGCATGAAGGAACCCCGATTCTTCGTCAAGCTCTCCGCCTTCGTAAGAGTCCTCCAGTTGATGTCGATACCCGGCGCTGCTATACCTTTCGTAATTGTTTTCAACATCACGCCAACCCCGGTCAGTGTACTTATTGGCCCCATAGGTGGCCACTTTCCCTATTTCCAACAGCGCGTCGCTCATGTCATTAAAAAGTAGATGCATCCTCGGCTTTCGGTGATCGTGCTTTTTACCAGATTTTGCCTCGGCAGCAGCTTTTTCATCGGCGTTCACAGCATCAAAAAAGTCAAATTTATTCATGATCTTCCTCCCTTATCTTTTAACAATACTTATTTTTTAACAATACTTATTTTTTGCGTAAATGTCAACATCCAATAAAGATCTAAGAGCTTGCTTATAGAGAGATTTTCAATTATAATCGAAAGAAAGAAAGGAGATGCCTATGTTACCACAGGAAGTTTCTAAGTCTTTGACTAAGAAAGAAGAACTTATCCTACTCATGGTAAAGGCCTCGCGGCGGTGGAAACGACCTCCCGATTATTCTTTCATATACAAAGAAACCGGCGCAAGAAAAGCGGATGTTCTGAGCCTACTTCAGAGAGAAGAAATATGAGCCGAAAACCAGTCGTCAGCCCCCAAGATTTTTGCGTCTGCTATCTGAAGCACGATGGGGACAAAAAGAAAATTTGCGAAGAACTGGGCATAAGCCCGAGAACTTTTCACTACCGCAAGAATGATATGCAGACCGTCGGTAGTTCCGACGCTCTCACTCCTCGGGAGTATATTGCTTCCGAAGGTGTTAAAAGGTATATTCTGACTTGTGCTCAGAACAACACTGCGGTGGAAGAAAGTGCCTGGAATCTCCTTCAACAGGTCGCAAGACACTACGATGCTCAAATATACGTGGCCACTTTTCTTTACAGCCACAACTCGGTGAAAAATACAAAAGGTGGGAAACAGGTAAATAAGGAGATCTGGTTTGACAAAGTGCTAACGCCCTACATTCGAGACACCTACGAATTATTAGCGCCTGATCTGGTTTGGTGTGGCCAGATGAATACGCTACCGACAGCGAAGAATCCTTTGAACGGTTGGGATACTTATAATGGAAACAAGTCCGGAGTTTTCCCCCACCCGAAGTTGCAGATGAAATCGGTGGCGACGGGCAAACACGAACCGACAAAAATGAATTACACCACGGGTTGCGTTACAAAAAGACACTACATCCATAAACGAGCGGGTCTCCACGCAGATTTCCATCATACCTTCGGGGCGTTGCTTGTGGAAGTTGCCGCTTCCGGAGAATGGTTTGCCCGTCAGTTAAGCATCGCGAAAGATGGAACAGTTCACGACCTCTATAATCGTTTTCATGTATCCGAAGGCCATTCCCTTCAAGCAGTAGAAGCGTTGGTGCTTGGGGATGTTCATGCGGCGCAGATCGACAGGGAAGTCGCAAAAGGTGTCTGGGGTATATCTAAATTCGGCGCAGGATTCCGTCGTAACGAAGATGATTTCAATCGCTCCATGATAAACTACCTTAAGCCCCGCTACCAGGTTCTCCACGACGTACTCGATTTCCAATCAGCAAGCCACCATAACAAGAAAGATCCGCTGCACCAGATCCGTTTACGTTCGAAAGGAAAGACGTCTGTGACGGACGAGCTACGACTGACAGCTAGTTTTCTTCGGCAGATCATTCAGGAAGATTACGCGACACCAGTGATCGTGAAATCCAACCATGACGAACACTTGACCCGGTGGGTAAAAGAGAACGATTGGCGGCAAGATCTGGATAACGCTGAGACATTGCTAGAGATGCAGTTAGCGGCTGTCAGCGCAGCTCGCAGGGGCTTCCATATCGATCTGTTTGAAATAGGAGTCAAAGGCTATGAAAAACTAAGCGAGGTGAAGTTTCTTAAGAGAGATGAATCTTTCCTTGTGGGTGAGATCGAAATGGCTTACCACGGGGATGTCGGGCCGAACGGTGCACGCGGAAGCTTCGCCAATTTTGCTACAATAGGGCGCAAAGTGTGTATCGGGCACAGTCATAGTGCGGGGATCTATGAGAGCGTGTACGTGGCAGGAGTTTCTGGAAAACTGGATCTCGGATATAACGAAGGCCCTTCTTCATGGAGTCACAGTCATATCGTGGTGTACCCCAATGGAAAAAGAGCCATCATTACTATGCGAGGATCTCAATGGTGTTTATGATGTTCGTGCGGATAGGAGGCGCCTTTCTTTTCATTACAGAGCTTATGGGCCAACTGTAGATTATGCAGCCCATCCAAATATTGTCAAGCTGCATTGACAAGCTCTCTACGTCCTTCGTCTAAACTATCCATTAGTCTTCTTATTTCATCGGTTAGTTCTTTCATTGCATTCTGCGTTTCAGCCTCATTACTACTTTCCAGGGCAGATTTTAGTTTTTTCAAATCTTCAATGAGTGAACCAACATGATCAAAATGATCGTCGTATACTCTTTTTATGCGACGTATATATCCCATAATTCTTACTCCTTATCCTTTCAAAGTATTTATATTATAATAATTTTACACTAGGTTTGTGAAGAAACGGTTACATCTTGCCAAGGTTACAGTGATCTCATTTATAAAAATCAACCCTAAACATATTTAGTAACTGATTTTACCTAAAAAAGCAAGATTTCGATGATTTAGACTACTATAATTTATAAAAATATCTAGGAGTGGTGATTTTAATATTTAGTGCGTTATTAGACTAAAGTGAGTATCTGTGGTTAACTATGTATATAAGCCCCATAATTTTCGTTTACGCTTATGTTTGATCTTGGCTTTCATCTTCAAATTCTCCTTCGCGTATTGCAATCTGTGTATCGATGGGTTCATTTTTTAACTAAGCCTCGTTTAATTTAAAATATCCGCCCTTTATGTACTTATCCCTCGCCAACTTTTCTAGGAATATATTCTCACGTTTCGCGTAGTTGAAATCAGACATATTATTCTCCTGTTGACCCAAATCCGCCTTCACCTCTCAAGGAAGTATCGAGCTTTTCTAGTTCTTTCCATCCAATTCGCTCAAACTTCGCGATAACCATCTGGGCTATTCGCATCCCGGGTTCTATCGTAAAATTCTCTGTGCCAAGATTAATAAGTAAGGCATGGACTTGCCCTCTGTAGTCGGAGTCGATCGTGCCCGGGCTATTCAAACACGTTATTCCATGCTTCAAAGCCAACCCAGACCTCGGACGAATCTGGGCTTCATAGCCTTGCGGCAACTCCAGACAAAAACCAGTCGGAACCAGCCACCTCTCTAAGGGTCTCAGGCATAAAGGATGTACTATTGCCGCCATCAAATCCAAGCCCGCACTTCCTGGCGTCGCGTATTCTGGTAACGGCAAGTGAAGACCGTTAGGTGATCTTTTAATAGGTATATAATCTAGCATATTTATTCTCCTCTCAAGTTAGTAAAATAGTCAGGTGATGACGTGCTCTGTCAAAATCCAATATCAACTGTTGCAGATATTTTCTGGTATCATCAATACCAGTTTGCAATTCTTTGTAACATAATGTCTCTGACGATCTTGAGATATCTTGCATATTTTTCAAACTCTTGGCCGCGTCTATAATTAATTCAAAGTGCCGGTCATAAACTGCTCGAATTATTTTTGCCTTCGATTCATGCCAATTCTCCTACTGCTTGAAGTCCTACATATTCTACGTGTCTCGCAAATACTACCATATTTCCTTCCCTACAAGTTTCAAAAATTCCGTTAGAATACTGGGTGGCTGAGAGCCGATCATACGATTGTTCGTTGTCGATGCTTTGGGAGTCACAAGTTATTTATTTTCGTGTAAGGGTTTAACCTTAAGATCAATTCCGCCGTCGCGCAGAGCCCGCAGCACCGCATACAAGGCTCCTCGATCATTGCGCCCCGTCTCTTTCGCCCACGCCAGAGCTTCTAACCCTGCGTTAATTACGGACTCAGGTAGAGTAATATAGAGCTCCTTGTATCTTGCTCCTCCAGCCGCCATAATCCGAAGATATTCCATGCCTCCATCAACCGCGCAAGCCCCACAGCCACACTCTTTGTAGTCATGACGGTGAGCTGAGAATATCACATCGCCACACTCTAAGCACTGGATTGAGTTGGAGACTATTAGGGTTTTATCTTTTTCAGTCATCGCGGCGTACTCCCTTCGTGAATCTTTGCCCGCGCTTCCAATTTGAGAACCGCGATTTCGCTTTGGTGCTTTTCTACACGTCGCAGACAGTCATCTAAGCCAGCGGTGACTATACTGTGATGGGCGCAGGATAATGTGGTCTCGATTTCTCTGAGAAGCTCGTCTATTCTTTTCAACATAATTAATCTCTCTTGATTCTGTTTATTTTTCGTATCAGATACGGGCGAACCTTTATGACTCGGTTAAACCAATTATCTACTTCACTAGGAGCATGAAACGTGCAATCATAGATAATTTCCTCTTTTTTCTTAGTAAAAGGGCACTCAAAGCCTATGTGAATTTCCGCTAAAACAGTCTGATACTCGAACTCAGGATAAAACACATGAAAAGTAGAATTACCTCGTCTGAATTCATCTGCGTACCCCGCAATTCGGAGACGGATATCCATCACCAAAGAATCTTCGTCTTCATCCGACATAAAACTTCCTCCTTAAAAAAGAGTACAGCGATCCTTTGATTTTTGCAAGAAAATTTTTTTGGGTTCTTGGACGACCTCTTGGGTTAGAGCGAAAAGCTTCGTTGTTCCCTCATTTACCCAATCGTAAAAACTTTCACTACGCAAAAAAGGATTCTCGTGAACCAGTTCCTTCGGCACGTAAACTTCATGAAAAGAGCAATCGTGATCTTCTAATCCCAACAGCAAGGTCGCCACTACAATTATTTTCTCTTCTTGTGTTAGCCCTGACAACCCAACAATCGAGTCTTTCGGAAGCCGCATTTCTTCGTCGCGAGCCATCGCGTAGAGAGGTCTTTCACGAAAAAGCTTCATTCGTTCAATCAGATACGCTAAATGCTCATTCGAATTTTTCTGGTACATCTTAAACATGTGTCGAAAGAAAGAATCAAAACCCTCATGAAGCCACAGATTAAAATCCAGTCGCATCGTGTCGTCGTCCCACATCTCTTTCAATTCGGGGACGTTCTCGATCACGTCAAGAAGCTGTAGATCAGGATGCTCGATCAACAGGCATCCAGTAGGTAGCGTATAGTCAGGGGCACGCGATTCGTCAAAAAATAGCACCGAAAGTCCGCTCGCTCGTCTCGAAGAAAGAAAATCTTCCAACGAATAGTTAATAGATCTCACATTGTTCACGGTAGGTATCTCCATGTAGGTTGAGGAATTTCTTTTTCGGGCAATAAGAGAAAGGGTATCGCTAAGATCACACTCACCAGCGCGATTCCGTAGGTCGCGATTCTTTGAGCCAAAACTGAGAAAAGAAAGAGGCATAATGGCACCCAGATTTTCTCGAAAGAATCTAGGCGTAACCAATACGCAAAACAGAACAGAAGGATAACAGGCATCTAAAAACCCTCCCGAAAGGACTTGAAGTTCCCATGACGGGGTTTATCTTTTGTGGCTACATCAAAAAATTTGTAAGTGAGAATTTTCCCTAAATACTGGTCTTGGTTCTCCCATATTTCCTTTCTTTCGGCATGGGTAATATTGCCGCCGCCGATAGGGAACTCTACGTCTTTGAATCTCCCGTTGATTCCTCGGACTAAAAATTTGCCTAATTTCTCTCCTCCGCGCTTGTTTTCCTTATGAGAGCTGCGCTGAGTGTGTCCTAGTTCGTTGATCGTGGCTTCGTTGTCGTTGTGCATCCACTCTTCGAACCCGATTACTACCGCCTCAGCATCCACGAAACGCTTTAATTTCAATAGGTGCTGTTGGTTAGGGTTGACTGAGCTGCGCCCATATTTGTAAGGACGATCGGGGTTCCGCAACATTAGACCTTCGTATCCTTTAGCCAGAAAAATTTCTTCCAACTCTAAAACCCCCTCTATATTACGAACGACATAACTTTCGATTTTTTCGATCTGGATATCGCCTTCTTTGAACCCTAGGTTTTCGATTTCTCGAATAACATGCCCGACCACCGTCTGTCTAAAATCGTGATCGCCATCAAGCACTTCTGTCGGTACATAGTCGAACGCAATGTATTTCACTTTCGGTTGCCCTGCCTTCGTCATAACCGAAGACACAGTTTTCTGAAAATCTGTGTGATCGTCCGCGAAAACAAGCTCGCCGTCGAAACCATGTAATTCGGGACGGTTGAGTGCCTCTCGGATAAAATCATTCGGTATGGGCTTAAGAGTGCGCGTGACAGCTCCCAGCTCTGGATGGATGATGCATCGGATACCATCAATCTTCGGGCTGGCGACCATTGGAAATTGTAGTTTATCGAAATCTTTTTCTGTCAGAGTTCCTGCGAGCATAGGCTTAAAAGTGGTAGTCATCTAAATCTCCTTGAGTTATGTTCAGTAGGCTAAATACAACGTGGTTCTGGGTCTGTTTATAGTTCGAAACCCATCCGATAGTCGCAAGAATGGGCGGGAAGGGGAAACCTGTAGCCCACATTTCAATGGTATCTCCCGACTGATAATCTCGATCATTTACCCGAATTTCGAACGTCTTTTTTCCTGAAATTATAGCGTCGTAATACATCCGCTCAATTTTTAGTCGGTGGTGCATGGTTTTCTCCTATAGGCTATTTTATAATCGTCATTTCCTACCCATATTACGTCGTCTTCCTGAGAGATCGTAAAATTCGAAGGCGAAAAGAAAAACCCCTTGAAGTAGGCGGCGTGGGTAGGGTTTTGCAAAACGAATTCCCTCTCTACCACTTCAACTTCGATCTCGTGCATCCAAGGGATGCGGCTCAGGGCATCCGCAAATCTACCGCAAAGGCTCAAATCAATCTGTAACTGAATCATGAAAACTCCTCGTCAACAACAGTTGCTCTTCTCCGAGAATAATCCCCCAAATTATTTCTAACAATCTCGGGGACTATGTCACACACCCAGTATCGCCCGAAACCTTTCTCTAATCGATAGACTTTAAACATCTGAGTATTTTCTTTCCTGTCTAAGACTATCTCCCATTCCAGCGATTCGCTTACGAAAAACACCGTCCCTTCCTTTCTCGGCAAAACTTTATGAGCGCGTTTAGCCAATGTCGGGCGGGCTTGCTTTATCTGGTGAAGCATTACTTTGTAGATTTCTGTTTGTTTCAATTTCTCTAAATCTGTCATAATTTTTCCTCCTTTTGTGATTCTCGCATCCAACCCATTAGGTTATGTTGCTGCATGACTTCGTCAAATGAGATGCCCATGCGCTTGCACTTATACAACGCCTCAAACGCTTTTCGGATGGCTTCTCGCCGTTCCTCTTGGGCAATCTCTTCGTCAGTAGGCGGGCGAGGCGGTATTCTGCCAAATTTACTCACCATGATTAACTCCTTCGATATGATCGAAAAGTTTTAATATACGGGCTTTTAGCAAATCAGCGGATAAAGGATGCGATGCAACTGCCGTGATCGTATCATGGTGTAGAATTTTGCCTTTTATGACATTTATCGCCGCTTCAGCTTGTTGCAGCAACCTTTCTCTTTGGTGTGAATCGTTTCCGCCGCCTATCGGGTCATCGGGTAACTGCTCGAGCATGAGAATACCGCGACCGCCGAGTCTTTCCCGATGTACGTTCAATATTGCTAACGCGACTACCTCTCGTAATGCTTGAATTTCACTCATGACTAACTCCTATTTCTGTTATTGTTTTCTTAATATAGTCAGCCAGCCATTCCAGTGATACATATCTGACACACTCGTCTTGAAAGACCCTTGCCACGAATTCCGTCACAACGGTATCTTGGTCGCAGTCAGGACGGGTCAAAACCATCTCCAGCATTTCGTGGAGGTGCTGCCACTGCCCTGACTCTGGGTACAAGGCGTAAGGGGTGAAAGAAAGCCCTGTGGCGGCTTTATACGCCAAATTGAAGGCATATCGAACTTCAGGTAGTTCTACGTCCCGATGGGTCGTATGTATGGCGTCACAGATCATTACGGCGACGTCTAGGAATTGTCCTACACCGAAATCGTCGTCTTCTTGGATTTCTGGGATTTTCTGCTGTACTATCTCAACTAATTTCATTGGTTTGCTCCTCGATTATGTGATTGTAAAATGGGTCTACCTCTACGGAGGGGGTTGGTACACGGTGGATAATCCCAGATGTACCTATTCGGGGTTTCAAATTCACAATCACCCCAGAAAATAGATAGCGGCTTGCGCCAGCATAGCTACCGATAACACAAAATATCCAACTGCCGCGTACAGCACCGCCAGAGCGACATACAAAATGGCGTCGGCGATCTTATCCGCAGAGGTTTTCTTTAGCTCACCAGAAAGATCAACCGTGGTTGGGAGATGATCTGCGGGTTTTACGGTGAGTCCTGTAAGCAGATTATACTCGTACACCACCTCTCCATCTTCGATCACTTTCAGATTCGTCTTATCGCGATTAAATCGAAGAATGCTATCATCCATAAAAATATACTGATAGCTGTACTGGTTTACTCTTTCTATCTCCTTCATCGGTTCGTTGATTGGTGGGAAATAGCCTTCTCTTTGCACGCTTAATGCGTATACCATTGCCTTACTCATGATTCTACTCCTATTAAATTATAAATTTCTATTGCACTTAAATGATCGAACCCTATCTTATAGTAGTGGTCGATGTCCCTCTCGAAAACTCCGATAGTCTCTTCCGTCCACCTGTTGTGCATCAACCATACTAATTTAAGTTCGACGCACGCTCTAAGAGCGGCGATACTCTCTTCGCTCCAAGTTTTCTTCGGTACGATCCTACCACGTTCTTCAGCGGCTAGGAAACGAAGAAGGTTTAGAACCCCTTTATCCATGATCTTTCTCCTTACAAATGTAAATTGTACGGTCATAGTTCCTCAATCTGTCGTATTCCTGACAGTCGTGCAGTTCGAGCATTCGGTCTATTTCTCGGGTATGCTCTGCGCCGCGAAAAAGAATAATGAGCGTGATAGCCCCACATAGCATTATAAATACAAGATCTTTCATACTAATTTCCCTAATGGTCTAATCGATTAAAACTTATTTCCCGCCACATGTCTGCCTGTCGCTGGTGGTAGTCGGGGTTCTTCGCACCAAACTCCAGAGCCGTTTCATGCCTGAGCATTCTCTGGCAGGGAGTACAGATCGGCGGCTCGCTTGGTTTACTGCATTCATTACAATTACTCACTTTTTTCCTCCTGTCTGTTTTTCCATCTTTTAGCCGCCTCCAGTTCGTCATAGAGTCTATATAAAACCTCTTCTGCTATCTCTGCGACAGTGTAGTGACCGTCCATTTCCTGCGTTTCTGTGATGATGTGATCGTGCAACATCAACTGAATTTCTAAGGCAACCATTCGCTCTGTGCCCACTAAATTTCTTCTTGTCATAAAGTTATCCTTTTAGGTTGGTTTTATGAAATCCCAAGACGAGACAAGATCAACTATTTTCTGTAAATCTTGCATACTATCCCAGAAAACTATAACGGTTACGCCTTGCTGATGCCGAGTAACATCGAAACTGAAATTGCCAAGTTCTAACTGACTAATTTTAGAAAATGGTTGCTGCGTGTCAAAGATTGACATAGCAACACAATAACAATTTTGCATATAATCACCCTCCTTTCGTAGCGGTGAAAGTTTCCATGATCGCCGTTTTAAGGGATTCCATATTTACCCCCAAATCGTAGCATGGTAAATATTCGTGCGGTTGCCAGACTAATATATCGTCGGGGATGTACGCTTTTTCCGCAGCTTCCATGATATAATCATACGCTTCCACTGCACTCATGTGATCGGGAAACTCAGAAATATACTCACCGACGACAATCGCCTTTGCCTTATCTTCGATCTCTTTGGTAGTTTCGTCTAATACTAAATTCACGATGTCTTCCTTCAATTTATCAAAACTCATATTAATCACCCTCTCTTGCTATGGTTACGGATATGTGGGTATTCTCAGGAAAAAGCTCAGAACTGATTAAGTAGCCTATCCGATTGACGTAATGAAAGCCACTCACAACGACAATATCGTCGTTATCCCCATCCATGACCGTCCACACGGCTCTAGGATGTGCTTTTCTGACAAATTCCAGTTCCTCGCCGTAGGTTTCGAACATACGACCTAAGCCGTCTTCATCCTGCCATGAGGCATTATCGCTTATGTTATTGATGATTAAAGGGTATTGCGTGTCGAATTCTTCTTCACTCAAAGCCACGTAGTGCGCGTAATGATCCTCTAACATATCACATATCCTCTATAACGGGTTCAGAACTCTCAAAACTGACTGCCTCGCGTAACTCAGCGTCATCCATAGAGTTTAGCCGTCGCCACAAAGCCCGCCGTATTTCGCACGCCTTCAAGCTATCACCTTCCCTATCTCCCGCTTCTACTGAAAAAAGCAGACTCATAACGACGCTATACTTCTCAGGAGCATCAGACAAATAGAATCTATACAACCGCGTCCGTCCGTTTTTATTCACGTCACCCAACACCTCAATCCCATATCTTGTAGGGTAGCGAATGAGCCTACAGTTATGGTTTGCAGGGGTTACGTCTTCTTCGGTACTTTCGAAATGTACTATGGAAAAATCTACTGTCGGATCGTTTAGAATCTCAGCTAAAGTATGTGAAAACTCTATCTGTCCAACCGAATGCTCCTCCTCCTTCCGCCCGTGTCTTAGCCCAGTGGGCGAAAAAGACAATTTTACCAATCGAAAAATCTTTTTATCTAAATCCATGTTACCAATACTCCCAAGTTTTTGCTACGTCTATTATCATTGGCATGTCGTCTATTATCATTGGCATGTCGTCGATGGTCACAGCTACACCTATTCGCATGTTATTTTCGAGTTTTGCTACGTCTATTATCATTGGCATGTCGTCGATGGTCACAGCTACACCTATTCGCATGTTATTTTCGAGTTTGCGAATATCCTCCTTCGATAACAGAGGGATACGCGCAAATTCTTCGTTAATGTCGAAATGCTCAAGAATCGCCCTCTTGAAAAGATCGTTAGTTATCGCTAGATCGCCTTCATGCTTCAGAATAGCAAAACTATTCTGCTCAGAATCATGCTCTTTTATATTTATCCACATCGTCGTTATCTCCATATCTCTATATTTTGCCAAACCCATTGTTCTTTTGCGAGTAATTCCACCAGTGCGAAAACAAACGCCGCCGCTAACAAAATTACTATTATCGATTTAAGACACCTGTTCACTTTCCACCTCTCCTATACTCTGTTCCAACAAATCAACCTCTAAGCTAACCATATGCGCTTCATGCAATAACTTAGCCCTTTCGGAACGGCTCATAGGCGTGAAGGTATCCGCCAGAATAACCAATGAATTCGCCTTACTCCTATAGAATTTTACAATTTCTTGTTTCTGTTCGTCACTCATATTTCCGTACATGCCTAAACTCCTCTGATCTGATACCATATGCGTTTTTCTACTACCCTAAAGCCGTTTTTTATGTCTTCGACTTTAAGTCCTTTTTTCCTGTAGGGCATCTGAAACTTTTGCAGATAATCCCGCGCCGTTCCCAAGTCGGCAAGGTTCTGCATAACAACCTCAGTGCGGTTGATATGCCCCTTATAGAAACCAACTGGGTACGTCTTTATGATGTGTATCCCGCTCCCATAACTCATATCTTATGCCTCTTCTCTTACCGTGTAGGTTCTCAATTTTTTCCAGCTAAGCCTACATCCCACATAGCCTTCGCAGTATTTACTATGCGTTCAGCTTCATTCATTCCATGCTGTACCCCTTGCCAGTACGCCGCATCTGCAAAAGTTTCTGCCTTTTCCTCTTTATTGGCGGCGTATTTTCGGTGAGTCGTGAAAGCTTCTAATAACGTGCGGTGATGTATCATGCTTATTCCTCTGTAGTGTAGGTGATGTTTTTAATGGCCTTTTCCGCGCTTACGGCGTCGTAGCCATAAACTTGCGTAAGGGTATTATTAATTTCTCTAGTGTCCGAATTAAGTTTGCTCTCTAAAATATGAATAATTTCGGGCTGTGCTTCAATGGTGATCTTCATGGTTATTCCTCTTTTAGATGTTTTGTTAAAGTGGTTAAAGCCGTCTTCAAACTAGATAAACAACACGTTTGTAGGTGCGCGTTTGTGTAAGCTATACTCATTACGCCCAAAACTTCTTGCGTTTCTAATAAATCGCAGAAAACGTCTAAAGCGGCTTGTGCGTATAATCTATGAACTTTGCTGACATTCCCGCCTACATAGCAAGCCCTATGCATAGCATTCGCTAAAGTGTCCAGTATCGCGGGAAAGTTTTCACTATGCGCATTCATGGTTATTCCTCTTTCTGTCGGGCAATTAATAGATTAACATGGTGCTGAATATCCCATAAACAGGATTGTTTAGCCTCTATCGCAATTCTTTCTTCAAAAGTTTTCTTTATCTCATTTTCAATATAATCTAACATCTTGTGTAATGCGGTAACGGTGGTATTTCCTTGAGATGGTTTCATAAAATCCCCCTTAATATCTTTATAGCTAACTCTTTTTGATTTTCGGGAAAAACCCCATGTTCACGGTGATAGGCAATCTGCCCCATGACTTCACATTGTAAAATCTTGTAGCAAATCTCTTTGCTTGGCATAGATAACCACGTTAAATCACTCACCATGCGAATTTGCATAAGCATAGCGCGGCGTTCCCCTGCCTCGCTAAAATCAGCCATAGCGCGGATATGACAAAAGTCGTGCCACGCTCTAAAGGCGTGATTGCTCTTAGCGCATGAAAATATAGTGGTATCGCTTGCGCCGCTCCAGACAGCAAGCGCGCCCGTTGTATAGTAGTACTCGCACATACTATCATAATCGCTAGGCGCATCATCCATCACTACATAAGGAATCATGCTTGCAAAGTAGTTTACTACGCTTTCAAATAAGGTGAAGTGTAAAGGGTTCATAATAAGCCTCATTAATCTTGTACGTCGCATAATTCGCCGCGTTCTAGTTTACCATCGCCAAGCATATAAAACCAATCTTCGCAATCTATAGCGCGTGTCTTTTGTGTGGCATAATCTTTTAAGTGCGCCTCATAGCTACGTTGCACAAAGAATTGCGTCGCGCCTATTGCCTGTAATAAGCCATTGACTCGCTCGCGTGTGGTAACAGTATTATATCCACATAACGTCACTTGCGTATGAGATACAGGCTTGCTTAATTCTCGCTTCGCGATGGTATTACCATGCAAGCGAAGTTTCACAATTCCGTCATGCGTAGTGACACTGGTATTACCCGACGTGAAATTTTTCCCCGCCATAAATGCGCTAACGGCTTTTTGCGTTATCTGTTTCATATAAAATCCCCTCTATTCAATTTCTTTTAATTTTGTTATCATAACTTGCAATTCGTTTATAGGAATATCATCAAAAAATACTCTTACAAGTTTATTGCCCTGTAAATCCTCATAGTCCCCATGCACTGTTTCGGTATGAAATAAGTCGCATACGTCTTTTATTTTTTTCGGTATAATCTGAAAGTTGAAAATCAATAAACGCGCTAAACAGCATATAAAATCCCCTCTATTGTTAAATAATATGTTAATCCTCTTTGCACCCATAAAGCGCAACAGATATTTTGTGAAGAATCCAACCAGAATGAATTGTGACTTTTCTGTCATCGCCTCTATGATTATCGTAAACCAGTTGTAAAGCCTCCCTTAAAAAGGGCTTTCTCTTTATCTTCTCTTTTCTTTATAAACCTCATATAAACCTCATACAAATACTCTATTATGTTTGTGTGACAGTTTCATGACGAAACTGTGACAGTTTTGTGATAGTTTCGGATGTATTGAGAATTAGCACGATTACCAATAAAGCGCATACGCTTTAAGCGTGAGGTATCGCGGTAAATCCGTTCGAGTTTGCAGTCGTATAGATGTTCATAATCAGCGATAGCCTTTTCCGCTCTTTGCTCTAATTCAGGCGATAAGGGCTTTGTTTCTTTATAATACTCATAGCAACATTCGCCGTGACCATCTGAAAAGGTGAAACATTCCATATAAATATTATTTCGCACCCCTACATATCTTTCAGGGAAGAAGAATTCAATATACCCGTCTTGATCTTCCCGCAATATGACTTTCTCTATATCTTCACTCATGGCGTTTAATCCTTATGCAAAATGTTTACTTCAACTCTTTTTATGGTGTGCAGGGGAATCCCTAGCAAGTCGCTTACATAAGCGTGCGCGTGGATAGTGTTGTTATATTCGCACAAACTCATATAATTATGGCAATCCTGCACCGCTACAAAATGAGTTGATTTTACATCGTCGTGCGTGATGACAGTGAATTGCGCCTTAGGTTCAATATTAGCGACTTTTGCTTGTAACGCCGCTATATTATTGCTATGGATGATGGCTTGTAAATCTCTCATATTTCAATCCTTTTTGTTAGATGGTTATGTAATCCCGTATTATTTCAGTATATCAGCTATTAGTTAAAACTTTATTAAGATTGTGCTTTTCTTTCACACGCTCTAGGCTTTTTTGTGCAAAGTATCGCAAGTTATCTTTATCGCTTTGCGCCGTACCCGCGTAAAGTGTCGGGAAGTTCACCATCATTGCGGCGACGTTATATTCTTGAATAGCCTCTAGGGTTAAGCCTTTAGAGTTTTTCGGGGTTAGAAATTGAACATTCATAGTATTATCCTTGTTTGATGATTGTTAATAATTCTTGCATCCTAGCCTTTATGGCGCGGTGTGCGTCAATCTTTGCGGATAGGTGCAAATTTTGCTTTGCTAGCTCTTTCTTTTTATTCAGTAGCGCGTTATAGTCCTGCACCAATGGAAAAAGAGAATCACTAGGTTGTAAGTTGTGGATGATATATTCAAACATTGTCTTTACCTCTATTCTTTCAGTATATCACCTCTAACTCTTACATCTGCGCTACTGGTTGCAGGCTATGTAGAAAGTCCGCTGCTTTTTGGGCGTGCGCTGCCGCCTGAAAAATATATTTCGGATCAGATGCCAAGGCGTGCAGCCAATTATCAAT